TCAACAGAGCTTTGGCGCGTACTTGATGGCATCGGCTAAATGGTCGGCTGACAGGTGTGCATAACGCATCGTCATGGCAATGGTTCTGTGACCGAGAATATTCTGTAGGGTTAGCACGTCGCCACCGTTCATCATGAAGTGACTGGCGAAGGTGTGACGGAGAACGTGAGTTCTCTGCCCCCTGGGAAGCTGTATTCCTGCCTCGATAACCGCAGCGGAGAACGCTTTATACGCGTTGGTGCGGAATACCCTTCCGATCCTTGGCCCGTGATGGGTGATGGCTTTAAAAAGGTCTTCGCTAAGCGGTATGGTGCGATTGCGACCGTTTTTAGTGCCGGTGAAAGTGACACGGCCATTCCTTAGCATTTCTGCTCGTAGGGTTTGGGCTTCGCTCCAGCGGGCTCCCGTGGCTAGGCAGAGGCGTGTGATAAGCGCAACGTCTGGGTTGTTGGATTTTTCGAGTACATTAAATAGTTGACGTAAATCTTCGTCGGTTAGGTAGGCGAGCTCTTTTTCATCCAGGCGCAATGGCTGCATTTTTGCGAAGGGGTTGGCTTTTTCCCATTCACCTAGCCTGATGAGTTGGTTAAACACAGCGCGTAGGTGGGCATGGTCATGATTGGCCGTGTTGGGTGTGATACCCGATTCAAGGCGTTTCTGACGCAGTTCTGAGGCGTCAACGGGGGTGATCGTGGCGGCTGTTGGGTTGCCCATAAGATCAGCGAGATTATTTAGCTGTGAGTAACGACGATTACCGTCTTTTAGCGACTGACCATGGTAGTCAAACCACAACTTAATCAGGTCTTTTAAGGTTCGACGATCCCTTTTAGGACTGGCGTAGCTTTCACCACTGGCAGCCTTAGCCAGTATTTTGCCTTCAAAGCGCTTTGCTTCCGCCTGGGTACGGAATGTTTTACGGACACGCTTTCCGTATCGGCCCTCTGGCATTAAATCCACCTTCCAGCCGGTTTTGGCTTTCTTAATGCTCATTACGCTGCTTTCCCTACCAATCTTCGTTCTATCAATTTCTGTTCTACGATCTGTCGGAATTGGCCGGTGTTGACGCCTCGTCGTCGGTAGTACTGCTCCAGGTCTTCCCACATACCGGAGCGCTTGAGATAGGTAATAGCCTGGTCGGTACGGATACCCTGGCGGGCGTAGATGCTAATCAGGTTGCCAAACGCCAGGGTTACGTTCTTTTCGTTGCCGAGCCCAGGCGCTTTCCGCGCTCGCTTGTACATAAAGCCGGGTTCGTGACAGTAGAAACGGGCGTCATCCTGCATCACTTGCCATGCGGGATCGATTAGGTTGCGGCGGGCGTCCAGGCGGTAGGATTGCATGGCGGTACGCCAGAGGCCGGTAAGGTGCGGCACCACGTCCACGAAGCGGCTGAAGCCATGGTTGTGATCAAGCACTTCACCGGTATCAACGTTGCAGGGGATGCCTTGTGCGTACTCACGGAGTACGGACTGGTGGAAACGCAGCTCGATACGCCAGACGGTTTCTTCAGGGTTATAGGTGCTGTTGAGGTCGTCATCGACAGCGTTTTGCCAGATACCTTCCCAGAAGTGCATTTTGTCGCGGTGCTTGGCTTCCAGGGTCTTGTTGTAGATACAGCATTGCAGCGCCCCTGCCGTACCAAACATATAGGTTTCACCGCGTCCGTAAGTAGTAGCGATGTTGCCGTGGGCAAATTCCAGGGTGTCGACGCCATCGATCCGCATGATTTTCTTGGAGCGGGTTACAAAGCGTTCCATGAAGTTTTTAGGCGGCTCCCAGCCTTGTACATCCAGGGCTAGATGGATAGCTGCGCCCACTGGCTCCACTTGGGTCAGCATAGAGGCGGCGATCATATCCATGAACTTTTGGCACTGCTGAGGGGAGCGCTCCTGGATGAAGTGGGGGCTTAGCTCGATCTTTAGATGGCTACCGGTATTCTCGGTCTTCACGTGCCGTGCCTGGAAGAAGACGATAGCGCCTAGCTCATTGTTTTGGAGGCGGTAGCGGAAGCCTGAACCGGCTGCGCCGGCACCTACAGACCACTCCTGATCAAAGATACGCATGGTGGCACCTTTGCCTTCGTTGTAGACGTTGATGATCTTATCGAATTGGGGAAGCTGCGGTTTGCCTTGGTAGAGCTGGCGTACCGTATCCACGCCCGCGTTCAAAATGCGCAGATTGTGCATTTCTCGCTGACCTAGCGAGCTGATGAGCAGTTTTCCGTATTGATCCTGTTCGCCTCGCTGGAGCGACGCAAGAGAGTACCGTTCCCAACGTTCCATAGCCTATAACCCTGTAATTTTGAAAATGTTGAAATGTGCTGTAGTGAGCCATTAGCTCGATTGGGTTAATTACTCTGCGAGACGTGTTACAGGGAGGGTCTCGACCTCTTGCCGCCAGCTTGTTGCGATCAGCCCGGCTACCGTTTGGTTAGCATGGGAAGCTGTCGCGAGCTGGCTAGGGTCAAAGCGAGGAAGCACCGTCGCCTGCAACAGTACGTGCAGATTGGTACGTTGGCGGGAGTTGGATTCGTTCTGGAATAGACGACCGGCAACGGGGACGCTGGAAAGGCCTGGAACGCCGGAGACCTGTGAACGGTCATCCTGTGACGAGAGGCCACCTAACAGCAGTGTTTGGCCGGAACGTATCTGAACGGTGGTATTGATTTGCCGTTGATTCGTAATGATATCAGAGGCTAGCACAGAATCGGTGAGCGAGTCAGCCGATGTAGTGATATCCATGATCACTAGACCGGAAGCGGTGACCACTGGCAGCACGTTTAAGCGTATGCCTACGTCGCGGCGCTCAATCGTTTGAAAGGGGCTGTTAACGTCGGCTGATTCGCCGGTCACACGACCAGTGACGAACGGCACATTCTGACCAATGGAGATAGTGCCCCGCTTACCGGAGAGGGTGAGAATTTGCGGTGTGGATAACACGTTAGAGCGTGAGTCGCGCTGTAAGGCGTTGATGGCAAACGCGAGTATATCGCCGTCGAAGATCCCGAAGGTGCCACCGGAGGATGCTAGCGAGGTGCCGAGATTGGCGGTGTTAAAACCACCCGCGACACGGCTACCGGTAGCGCGGCCAAGCGAAACGCCCAGATCGAAGGTATCCCCGTCAGCGGTTTCAAAAATGACCGCCTGAATAAGCAATTGAGGGTGGGCGACGTCGACTTGGGGGATGAATCCTTGCAGCTGCTCAAGCTGTTTTTCTGGGCCCTTGGCTAAGATGGCATTCGAGGCATGGAGTACCTGCACACGCGGGATGGTGGTGCCTTCCTGGGCGTTCTGGGTCAGGAAGCTGGTCACCAGTGGGGCAATGTCGTCAGCACGAACGTTGTCGAACGAAAACAGGTGTGTTGCCTGGGGTTCTGGTGGTGGTGTGAGGGTGGGCACGTTAGCGAACACGTTAGCGGGATCGTGTGCGCCTGGTGCAGAAAAAACACCTGGTGTTTGTTGGTGAGTGTTGGGCGTCGCTGGCCGTTGATCAGCAGGGGCAACAGTCGGTGGGTTGCCCGGCAGGATCGTGTAGCCGTGGGAACTCAGCACCCCTTGAAAGAATTCATCTAACTGGTGATCCGGTACGTTAGGGGCGTAAACCGTGAGCGTTCCCGTGGCCGTGGGGTGGATGGCTAACGGGGTATCGGTTTGCTCAACGTACCAGCGCACAAAGTCCCGAATGTCGGTGTCTTGCATCTGTATGGGTGTGGCTTGGGCGCTGGTGGCGATGCAAGCGGCCAGGGCGAAAGCAGCAGACGTTTTAGCAGCGAATTTCAGCATGGGTAACTCCATTTTCTATGCGGACAAGACAGGCGTTCACGGGGACGATGGCAAAGCCTTGGCGGGCAAGGTCGTCGGTGGTGAAGGACTGGCGGTCGCTATCAATGAGGCGGTAAGTGGTGTGGTCGCCAAACTGGCTAAAGCTGGCGATGCGGGCAGTACTCAGGTCGGGCAGTTCTAACGGTGCTACGGGGGTGTCGTCTGGCGATCGGGCGTTAACGCGATCGGCCACCAAGACCGACAGGGTGATAAAGCAGCCCAGCGCAAACGAGGCCAGGGAGAGAAACGGACGGTTAAAGCGTTTCCAGTAGATACGGGTCATTTTCATGTAGAACCTCGCGTTGTGAGGCACACGATGCCTGCCGTGGGTCAGCCATGGCGGCAGCACGGAATAAGTGCCGTGGGGGTAGTGGTCAGAGAAGGCTTGTTTGGTGTCGTAAGCGGGGTAGAGGGCGCGGCCGGTGTACGTCCAGCGCTCGACGGTGAGGCTTTGCGGGGAATCGCCATATTTGACGATGCCTAGATGCACTTTAGGCATGGGCATTTTGGAGCCGACAAACATCGAGTAGAGCGCGCCAATGAAAGGGACGGAAACACGGTCCAGGCGACGGCAATACACCACATGCTCAGCCAGGGCGACGCGGGCTTGCTTGTCCATGATCGACAAGTCTTGAATCAGAAAAATGATATCCCAGCCCAATTTCCGAGCATGGAGAAACCAGTTGATAACGTCTTGGCGGCTTTTATCGTTCCAGGATCGGGCGTTAAACCAGGTGCCACATTCATCCAGCACCAGTAAGCCGTTTTTGTTTTCGTCGTAGTCGTCGGTACCGGTACCGATAGATTCCAGGTCAGCCAGGACGGGTTTATCAGGAATGCGGTAGCAGCGGGTCAGCTTGGCGTGTTCACCAATCAGCTTATCCAGGTTCAAGTCCAGGTTGGTAGCGACTTTACAGCCCTGGTTGAGCTTGTCCTTGATCTTACCCACCGCGACGAGGGTTTTACCGGCGCCGAGTTTGCCGGTGACGACGTAAACGGCCATTAGAGAACGGGCCTCCCTTGCTCCCAGTCGATCAACTGTTTTTTCTGCTGGAAGACCCACATAGCGACCTTGCTGCTGTAGATAGCGGCAACACAGGCTTCTAGGTTGTCAGGTTTAACGGCACCCATACCGTTAGCGAGGTCGGAAGGGAGAGAGGCGTTGATCCCGTTAATGATCAGCGCAAAGGTGGAGGCGAGCGCGACCAGCAACGTGATATAGAGCGTGGTCCATACCAACATGCCCGCTAAACGGCTGGTAAAGCGGGAGGCAATGCGGGTAACAAACCATTCAACAATGCGCGTGATAAAGCTGATAAGTGCGCCCATGCCGAGCAAAGCAGGAAGTGCCATCTATGCCGTCCTCTGTTCAGAGCGAAAGAAGGTGTCGACGATGCTGACGACCGTCCAAAAATAGATAATCCAGGTCAGCCAGAGCTTGATGGTGTTGAACGCCTGACAGGAGATTTCCATAGGGCCGAACTGGAGAGGGACGCAGCCACCGGAAGGCAGCGAGGGAAGGCGAGAGGTGACCTGATCGGCAATGCCCGAAGTAGCACCATCGCCGATATCGTCCATTAGGCTGCCCACATCATCGGCGTGCTGTTCTTCTTGCGCGGCGATCCCGTCAAGGGTGTCGTCGAGGTCTGAGGAATTAAACAGGTCGTTACCGTCTCCGAGATCTTCGGTAAAGCGAGAGGCGAGCTTGTCGATAAGGCTATCTAGAAAGCCATCAATACCAGCGCCTTCATCTTCTCCGTCACCCTCCCCGTCTCCATCGCCGTCACCACCACCCGATGAACCTCCACCGCCACCACCGCCAGAGAAACGGACGGTCACGTTTTTGAGGCCATCAACAATGGCTTTTTGCATCCCTTCCAGGGTGCTATTGAGGCTGCGTGTTTGGTTATCGAGGGTGTTCTGAACAGATTGCGTTTGAGCGGTAATGGCTGTGGTGACTCTACCGGTCTGGCGGTCGCCCTGGGTGACGAGCTCAGACGTTTGAGAGTTGATGGTGTTGTTAAGGGATTCGGTTTGGGCAGAAGTTGCCGCGTTTAGGTCGTTGGTCTGGTTGCGGATGGCTCCCGTCACATCGTTGGAGAGGGCATTAATGGAGTTGCGGTTTGATTGGCCAGACGAACGAATAGCCTCAATGATGCCGGAGTCATCAAATTCAAAATCGGGCACCGTTGAGCCACCGCCCGAACCGCCACCACCAGGATTATCGCCGTTGCCGTTACCAGAATCACCGCCACCAGTATCACCACCACCGCCGCCAGAGGGATTACGACGAACAACACCATTAGAATCAACATAAGAGAAGTAGTCAGGCGCCGTACTCCAATCAACGACATAGGACGTTTCGCCAATAGTTAAACAATTTGAAGCATCGGAACAACCGCCAGGAAGAGGCGTTAAATAGCTGGGGATATTAGGCGTTTCATCAGGTACGGAAGGGGAGGAAGGCTGTAGAGAGCCATCAATACCAACGCCCGGAGTTGAAAATTCACCCGTAGAGGTAGACTCGACATTAATAGTACATTCGAGCGTTTCACCCGAACCAGTACAAGCAGAAACCCCGCCGGTAGAACTAACAGTACAAGCACCACCATTAGCTCTTACCGAACCACCAGACGATAAATAGTTATAAACACTAGGGTCAGAAGTGGTAAAGGTTCCATTATTATTTGTTGCACACTGTTCATCAGTTAACTGGGAACCATAATAGCCCTCTGGAATATCAGAAAATCTTTCAAAAAAAGACATAGCCACATAAACACAAGTAAGACCAACAGAACTACAAGTGCTACTGCTATTAGGGCGATATTTTGAAGGAGAAGTTAATTCATAGGAATAAAAGCCAGAGTTAGGCGGCGGATTAAGACCCAACCAGATATTAGCCGCTCTAACAGCTTCAGCTGAACATTCAGACACTGGTATAACATTATGAGGTTGAGAGGCATCAGGTCTACAATAGCCTTGACGTACATAGCCTACAAAAGTTTGAGCCTCAGTAAAATCAGCAAACACCATTAAAAAAGGCGCTGTTAATAAGGGTAAAACGGCTTTTTTAATCATGTTCCCCTCGCGATATAAAAAGGGGCATTTCTGCCCCTTGGTTGTCCCTTGCTTAGCGGTATTAAGAGGCGCGGTTAGCAAACTTCTTAAACAACTTGATACCGATAAGCGCGGCGGTGATCGAAGCAACGACCGGCCATGCATAACCGGCCATTTCAGCACCCGAGGCGGAGACTTCAGAGAAGGCCGCTTCTGCGCTTGCATGAGCGCTACCTACGGCTGCCATGGCAAGCGTGGCACCGGTAACGGCTTGGACTTTGGTGGACTGAACAGCGTTTTTTGCGTTTTGGAAGAGTGCTTTCATGGTCATGTGACTGACTCCATAAACTTCTTAGTGATAACGACGATGTGTCCGAAGGCCCAACCGAGGGCATAGGACGTGAAAAGAGAACCAACAACAAACGTTAGGCTTGGATCGTTCATCGTTGGCCCCCACTTACCGCGCCGATCCCGAAGGCGAGAACGAGACCGACGCAATAAACCAGGAGCCACAGACCGGAAAGCTCAGAAGTGTCCATGGCTCAAAATCCTATTTTTTGTCGCTGGTGGTAGCCGGTTGTTGCTGGCTACCGGTGGCGTTGGGTCGGCGGGCGGCAAGTACGTGAAGTACGGTTTTGCCACCGGCAGCCGCGGAGGAGGTGCGCAGTTCGATATCTAGCTCCATGGCACAGGGCATGTGCGGGGCAGCGGCGTGTAGCTGGTCGAAAATGTCATAAGGCGCTGTCATGACGCTGACCTGATTGCCAATAGCGTTTTCGTTCTCGGCTGAGGCGGCTTGCATAATGGAAATTTTGGCGCCTTGGACGCCGTTATCCATCTTGTAGCGAGAGGCACCGATAACGTGGGCTTGAATGGTGTTGATCATGGTGGTGGTTCCTTTTCGTTAGCGTTGGGTTCTGGCGGCTTGGGTTAGGCAGTAGTCCGCGAGAATGGCTAGCTCAGTGGTTTCAGGTGTAATGCCGCTTTGTACTAGTGCCAGGTATTCAGCCTGGGCGTAGTAGGTGGCGGCGCGTGCATAGTCCAGCCCGTGGAGGCACCGCTGGCCCCGCTCCCTCAGAGCTCGGGAATCGAGGCAGGGGGGTGCCCCAACCCGCCCTCCGTGGCCCTTCGGTCTTTCTGCACGGCAGCCCACCCCGGCACGGCTGTCAACCGCTCGTGCCTCGGGTATGACAGCCGCACCGGGGCGGGCTAAGTACGCCGTGCGACCGAAGGGCGACGGATGACGGGCAGGGGGCACAGGATCAGGCCTCGTTGCCGTGGGGAGCGGGGGAGGCGGCACGGGCAAGGGCTTCCAGCGGTGCTTTTTCGCCGCGTTCCAGTTGGGCAAGGCCGTACTCAATCAGCCGTTCTGATAGGGCTGAGGAGGTCAGGCCGTTGGTGCCCGCCTGAATGAGGTGGCGGCTGTGTGTTTCAGGGTCGAGAAACACGCGGATGGGCTGTTTTTTACTCATGTGGATAACTCCAAAAGGGCTAAAGGCCGTTGTGGATAACGGACGGCGCGTTAGTCGTGGGGGTGTGGATAGATACGCCGGTACCACAATCACCGATGAACTAGGGGAGGCGTCGGTAGATGCAGGGGCGCGGTCGATGGCCTGGGCAAGGCCGTAGTGCTTGGCGAGGTAGGCCAGGGCGTGGTGGTAATGCTTGAAAACGATGCCGTATCGCTCGCCGTGGTCGGTGTCGGACAGGCGGATAATGGTGCTGTCATCCAGGTCTAGGGCGAGCATGTGCGCGACGGGTACATCGATGAAGAAGAAGCCGCCAGCGGTAACGATGTGATGATGCAGTACCACGCCACCTGGGATGCTTTCACCATCGAGTAAGAGTTTTTGAGTAGCGATGGTGAGGTCATCGGTTTCAAGCAGCGTGCAGGGCGTCGCCAGCGTGGCGATAGGAGCAAAGGCGGTCATTAGTGCCAGTCCTCCGATTGAAGGCACTCAGCGGTAAAGAGCGCGACATTAACGAGACGACGACGACCCACCTTGATAATGGGGAGGTTCCCTTGGTTCATCTGACCGCGAACGGTGTCGGCAGTAAGGCCAGTGAGTTCAGAGAAGCGCTCTATCGTCATTACAGGCACCTGAGGTGCGGGGACGTGGGGCGTGTTGCTCGTTTCCATGCTGTACCTGCTCGCTGTGGCATGTTGTGGTATCTTCAAATCAGTAGCTGTTTAGCTTGTATCTAGATTTGAATACAGTATCTATATCCGAATATAGGCAGAAATAAATATATGTCAAGCGAACTTGGCAAAAAAGTGCGAGAAATACGTGAAGCGGAGGAGATGGGACGCCAAGCCTTCTGCGATCTAATCGACGTGCCTAAGCAAACCCTCATCAATATTGAGATGGGGCGTAGCGGGCCGTCTGGGAAGCTATTGGCTGAAGTGAGTAAGGCGTTTACCAAATACACGCTATGGCTAATGACTGATCAGACAGACGAAGCATGCGGACAAATAAGCCCCGATATAGAGAGGGCGCGCCGCGAGTTGAAGCAAACGGGGACGGGTACCAACTAGCACAGAGGGTTGTGGATAGATGGTTCCAAGGGGGAAGGCATTGTGGATAAAGAGGGGCAAGCTAAATGGGAGTAAACCCGTTTTCAGGAATTGCAGATTTACCAATAGCAATTTTTATATTTGTAGTGTTGTTAACGATATTTGTTTTTTTCACTAATATTTTTTTTAGTAAAAGAATAAAAAAGAGAAATAAGCTTAAAGAGAAAAACTACGCTCAAAATTTAATAGAGCGTGGTGGAGCTTATGTTGCTAAAAATAAACTGCTTACAGAATCTGAACAAAAAGTTTTTCACATACTGGCGAAAGAATATGGAGATACACACTACATATTCTGCCAAGTTAGAGTTTTAGATGTAATTGAGCCTAATCTGAAGAAGTATAAGTCTTTTACAAAAGAATATAAGTCGCTGTTCTGGCAGATTTCACAATGGCATTTTGATTATGTTTTGTGTGGTAAAGATGATTTTAGTATTTCATGCGTCCTTGAGTTAGATGACCCAAGTCATAATAGTCCGGAAAGAGTAAGAAGAGACAAGATATTGAATTCTGTCTGTAAAGATGCTGGAGTGTTTTTCAAAAGAATGACCTTAGATTATAAAAGCAAAAAACTAACAGTAGAGAGAGTGTGTGGTGATATTTTATAAATTTTGCAAAATCAATGAATATTTAATCCAGAGTTTATTTGAAAAGAATATTTATTTAAATGAGCCGAAGTATTTTAATGACCCAGCCGAAAGTAATTTTAAGATAGATTGGGCTGCTGATGTGGAAGAGATGAATAGAGGGCTGCCTGTTAAGCTTTTGATAGCGTTATTAGAAAAAGGTTTAATTAACACAAAGTATAAAGATTCCTTTGATACTCAAGATATCGAAGGCGATGCTCTTATAAAACCTATGAACAGGAGTTTAATAGAGTCATTTTGTTACAAGATAATAAGAGATGCTCAGAAAAGCTATAGAATAACCTCTTTTACCACAAGTAACCTTAACCCGTTAATGTGGGGGCACTATAGCGATGGTATGAGAGGAGTTAGTTTAGGGTATAGATTGCCAGAAAATGAGCTAAAGAAAATTGTTTATGGGAATCCTTATAGAGTTAATGTTAAAAACATAATTTTAGAGAGTGAAGAATCTGAAGTTGTCAACACCTTTCTCAGAAAACATAAAGACTGGAAATATGAAAAAGAATATAGATTGATAGGGCGGAATAAGTTTTATTCTATAGGAGATAAAGACTTACACTCAATAACTTTTGGTTATAGGTGCGATCCTGATAAAGCAAGATTTATAATGAAATTGGTTAATAAAGTTTATGATCATAAAGTTATTTTTAAAATTGCTATAAGTTCATTGTCCGATTATGGCATAACGAGTTTTGTGGTGGAAGATAGTGATGAGTTATTTAAGACTCTTAAAAATTATGAAAAAAGAGAGGAAATCTATGAGGAATTTGAAATGGATAGAACAGCTGATTACTTTTTAAGCTTACTGGATGATTTAGAAGATTTAGATAGTAATAGTGAAATTGAATTAACAGATATAAAGAATCCTTCTTAGTGTCCACATTGCGACAACAAAACTTAGCTCTAGCGAGCCATAACGAGCTTTTTTCGTGGTGAAAATCCTTTAAAATCAATTCAGTATGCCATAGTGAGCAGGTGCGCCAAGGCTTCAAAATCCGCCGCCTTTACGGGTGTGCCAGTTCGAGTCTGGCTACCGGCACCAAATATATCAAGGGCTTAGCTTACATCGCTAAGCCCTTTTTATTGGGCGCTATTTCAAAAGTGTCCACAAAGTGTCCGCAGAGCTTTACTTATCTGTAAACGCGCGGCATATTTGGCATAAGCTCGCAGAGTAATTGGCATAGGTGCGTGGAGTGTTGGAGTCGTGGCATTCGCGGCATATTTGGCACTACTCAAATGCCTATCACTTTATAAGTCTAACCAATTGTATAAAAGCCCAAGCTTGGCACACTTTGCAAATTCACAGACCTGCTCATAAGAAAACTCAGGGCTTGAATTACGTCTTCTAGCAATTTCCTCGACTGTCATCCCTTCCAGATTAAACAGGCGATCATGGCACTGAAGCTCATCTTGAGGGTTATAAAAGATAACCCTTGTATTGCCATCCTTTAAAAGAGCGCTGCTATCTACAAGCCAATTCATACCAATGCTATTTTCGTCTTGGGCAGCGCTCATAATTTATTCCTTAAAATAGCCCCGCCGGTTCTGCCTCCACATCCCAACTGAAGATCAGCACCTCTTTGGCATCTGAGCCTTTGCCGCCGCCAACTGTGTAGCGTATGTCGGTGGTTTCGATGTGGTAGCCTGCGAAGATCCGGCGGATGTCTGGGTGGTCGTTGAGGCTGATGATGGCCTTGCCCTTGAGCTTGGCCAGCATGCTCGCCATTTGCTCGTACTGCTCTATGCCAAAGGGTACCCCATATCCCTCTGTCTGCCAGTAGGGTGGGTCCATATAAAAGAGGGTGTGTGGGCGGTCATACCGTTCAATGCAGTCCTGCCAGCTTAGGTGCTCGATGAAGGTGCTTGATAGGCGCAAGTGGGCCGCTGATAGCGTTTCCTCTAAGCGCAGCAGGTTCAAGCCTGGTGGTGTGGTAGTGGCAGTGCCAAACGTTTGGCCTTCGATGCGGGCACCGAAAGCGTTCTGCTGTAGGTAATAGAAGCGAGCTGCACGTTGTATGTCAGTTAGCGTTTCGGGCCGTGTCACCTTCAGCCACTCAAAGACCTGGCGGCTTGAGAGTGCCCACTTAAACTGCCTTACGAACTCTTCTAGATGGTTCTGCACAACACGGTAGAGGTTCACTAGGTCGCCGTTAACATCGTTAAGCACCTCGACGTCGGCGGGCGATGGGCGCAGAAAGAACAGTGCAGCCCCTCCTGCGAAGGGCTCTACGTAGCACTGGTGCGGCGGCATCAGGGGAAAGATACGGTCAGCGAGGCGGCGCTTGCCGCCCATCCAGGGAATGATTGGGGTAGCCACGAGGCATCTCCTTTAGGGGTTTGGAGCTCGTGGCTCTCTGCTGGTTTAGGTGCCTGCAGCGCGGGCACTTTATTTCTATGAACTGGTAGTCGCTGACGTTGGCCAGCTTGCGATTGCACTGCTCACAACGGATTTCAATTAACACCATGTCAAGCCTATGACGAATCTAACGTTTGGCTTAGACTCTCTAACGCCTAGCTAGGCAGGGGAGTCCAGGCCGACTTGCAGGTGTGTTGCTTGTTGGTGGCCACCTCAGGTGTTCCAGCACCTTGGGTGGTCACTCCTCTTCTGCTACATTATTTAAGTATTGCCCCTTATAGGGGATGATCGAGAGTGATCACTTTGTCACTAGCGGTTGAAAGAGAGTAGCCCCCGATTAGGGGGATCAAGCTCACGGATGAGCTTCTACACCTCCCAGCTCAGCCCCTCAATGCTATCAATCTCGCCCGCAACTACTTGCGCCTGGTACTGGCCTTCCAGGGCGATCAATGCGCCCCGGCGCTGGGCGATGGCGTGCAGTGCTTGCTCGACTTCTGATAGCGGGTGGTTGTTATGCCAGCTGCCATCGCTGTCTTTCCATGCTACAAATGTTGCTTGCTGGCCCTCTCTAGCGAACTGAACTACCTCCATTAACGCTGCACGGTTAGCAGGGTCACCGCTGTAGCGGATGCCATTCACAGTAACACCCAGAGCCTCAGCGGCTTTGCGCTTTTCTTCTAGCTTCGCAAGTAAATTGGCCGCGTGTTGTTCTGCTCGCTGTTCAAGGGTTGTTACCTCAGCATCATTGAGCCAGCTCATCATTACTCTCCTCAGCATTATAAAGTGGCAAAGTTACTGGCCCACTATGATCAATAAGAATAATAGGCTCTGGAAAACGCGTTTCTACAGGAGCGTTATCCCCAAAACCCATTCTGATTGTGCATTCATACTCATCACTGAAACGGAAAACTTTACCCAAAACTGGGTGGTATGCCGTAGCACCGTCCGGCAGCTCCGAAAGATCATAATCAACCTGATCCACTGTGAGTACAGTTCCGTTAAGCGCAACTTTAGTTTCTATATCCAAGCTTGGATTTAAATTTAACGTTAACTTCATGCGTGCCATCTCCCCACCGCCAGTGCCTGTACATTTAAACTACCTTCATCAATAAAAGATCCACTGGAAAGCAGCGCTATCCTTGCCGTAGTTAACGTATCAATACCTTGCTGATCCTCCCATTCAATCCCACCCCTGTAAGACGCGGGCGGCGCGCTGCCTCCTGATTGCCTCAATGGCATAAAATCAACAATCCTACCGCCATTAATAAAAGGGGCTGGGAACGTCCAGTCGGTGCGCAGCGTGGACGTGTTTATATACTGCAAAGAAAGTGTATTTCTAATGCATACTTGCAAACCGCCGATATACCTAAACGCAACGCCACTCGCGGCAAATATGATTTGAGCAATCGCGCCTGTGGGCACACCCTCAATTTGAGACACCACACCTACAGAGTTTCTCGTCCCAAACGAAATATCCCACGGAGACCATGTAATGCCGCCATCGTTTGAATAGCGGTGCGCTTTTAATATTACGGCGCTGGAGATTCGCTCTAATGCATCATGATAAATTCTGTTGCTATCTGAATTATTGTTGCTGACTACTAAGCTACACGTAGTCATAGATGAGCCAGAGGGAGTATCAGAGTTACCCGTACCGCCAATAAAGTAAGTTCCGGAAATAGTAAAAATATTGAGGCTTACACCAAAAAAGGCATTGCTTTTACCGGCGCCGGTGCCAAGTCCGCGAAAGCCTTCCACCATCAACGACCCCTCACCACCCACAACACCACGGCCAGCCGCTGCGCTTAACTCATCTCTTTTAGCGTACTGAGAATGAGGGTCTTCCCCATCAACGTGTTCGCTGATCGCTGTATTTGCCGCTTGTTGACTGGCGCTGGCGGCTTGCTCTGAGGCGGCCTGCGCGCCTTCAGCGCCGCCACGTGCAGTCTCAGCTAGCCCTCGTTCTTCAGCTGCTTTTGTCGCAGCTTGCTGAGCTTCAGTCTTGGCGATTTCAACAGCGTTTAGATCACCGTAGAGTGCTTCGGATTGGTTCCTAGCCTCTATTGACGCGTCAGCAGCATCACTTGAGGCACCGGCTGCCTGCTCACTAGCCAGGCGGTCATCGGCCACAGCTTGGCGATCGATGGCTACTTGTTCGGCGGCATCGTCAACCAAGCCTTTCTGCTGATCAACGTGGGTACGATCGTCTGCAACCGCTTGCCGATCGGTGGCTACTTGTTCGGCAGCGCCATCAACCAAGCCTTTCTGCTGGTTCACATGGGTGCGATCGGCAGCAACCGTTTGCTTGTCAGTGGCCACCTGCTCAGCAGCGGTATCAACCAAGCCTTTCTGCTGGTTCACATGGGTGCGATCGGCAGCAACTGCCTGCCTGTCAGTGGCCACTTCTTGGCGCAGTGTTTGGCACTGCTGGACAAATCCAGATGCCGCTGACGCACTGCTCTGCGCTGATAGCCCCATGACCACCGCTTGCTGCAAGCAGGGAATGAACCGGACGGTATAGCCCAGGCCATCAAGGCCCGTATCCGGGTCGGCGTCGTCGGTGTAGGTCTGGCCGTTGCCGCCCAGCGCCTCGGGGAAAGTAACGCTATTGGCCATTAGAGTATCTCCAGGAGTGACATGGCGTTTTCGTAGTTTGCTAAATAGGGGTGCGTGATGCCGTTCAGCTCGGTTTGCTGGGCAATCATCGTGCGGGCAAAGTTGGCCGCGCTGGGTACCGGCGAATAGAGGTAGAGGATTTCGCCGACAACGTCCTGAGTGCGCTGTAAGCGGTGTACGCGCAGGAACGCCTCATCTTCATTGAGGTTGGATAACTGAAAGCTAACGGTGCGCTTGGGCGTCAGGCGGCGGGCATAGCCGGTTCGTGCCATGTCGCCTGCTCGGGTGATTTGGGTACCGCTGTCATAGCCGTCCTGAACGCCGTAGTCGAGGTTGTAACGGGGCTGCCACACATCAGCAAGCATCACCCTGCCAAGCGTTATAGCGCCTTCAAGATTGCCCGTATCGAGCAGCTCCACATGTACGCTGCTGCCTAGCAGGCGGTCAGCGAAGAACTGCGTCATCAGAGGCGTGTAAGTGGTGCGATCTTCTTCCGTCAGGCGGCGGTTCCAAAAGTTATCGTTGCCCCACACCACATCATCAAGGCCGTACACTACTGGCCAGACGTTTTGCCAATCAGTGTCATAGATCAGATCCGTTTGCTCAGCATCCCGATAAACCCGCGTCCGTACCGTCGCTGCTGCGCTCAGGTTGTGAGCGAGAATGGCCAACACATACAGCGGGCGACGGCGATCCGTCGTGATTGAAAACTGGGTATGTGCTGGGTCGAGCGATGCCGTTTTAGCAACGACAGACGTACGGTCATCCTGCACGTGCTCCAGCGGTAATGACGGCACCCATTCACCACCGCTCACTTCTGCCGCATCGATGTAGTTGGGCCAGCACAGCGCTATTTTTTTAGGATCAAGTGCCATGGTTAGCCCCATAGGTTGAGAGTAAGTTCGTCGGTTTGAGCATTGAGCCGAAAGCCCGTGACCCGCATTGCCCGGCCATTGCCGTAGCCCTGGCGTGGTGTGATCAATGTTAGGTTGCCGCTTACGGTGGGTATTAGTGCCTCCATTGCTTCGACCGTTACGGTGTCTCGGCGCACACCCAATAACGTGAGTACGCGTTGTGCCACTAACTCGCTTGGGGCGTAGCTGGCCAACACGCTGTTAATCGTAATTTCACCGGCTAGCGGGTGGCGTGTTCGCACCGCTTCATTGGTAGCGACGACGCGGCGGGTTTGCTGACCAAGGCGTGCCCGTCTAGCTTCTGAAACGTTGCTTTGTAGGTCCGGCTGTACGGTCTCAATGCGGTCACATTCCAGCGTCACTCGCCACACAGGCAAACCACCTTCACCTGCCCCAGTAGCGCTACGGCTGATCGTTGCGATTGAGTAGTCGTTGATAGTCTCAGAGGTAGGCTCAGGCGCTTCCCAAATGCCCAAGCGCAACTGCTGGCCAGGCTGCACCGTTAGAAATCCGCCTATGCTCTCAGCGATACGGTCGAGCAGCTCCAGCGTGTTGGTGTCGGTAGTGATATAGAAGCGCACCGCGCCATAGGCGTTGAGCTTTGCCACGTCGTCTTCATGCAGGGTGTAGCCACGCGCAGCAGCCAGGGATTCAGCAACGGCCCCGGCGCGTGGGTCGGCTTGCTCTGCATCGACAGTGAGCGTGCCCGTGGCGTTATCGCCAAGGCGCACATAACCCTGATAGGCACGAAATGTGCCTTCGACCGGTGCGGTGCTTTGGAGTTGCGCCAGGCTGGTGTAAGTACCACCGTTGTCGAGCGCGACGCCTCTGTCGTAAACCGCTTGAATTGTGCAGTCAGCCAGTGACGACACCTGGTAGATGAGTTTGGCTGTGTTGACCTGCACTGGCTGCGCATTACGCACTTCACCGAACACCAGCGGCTTGGGTTCGCCAGCGATATCGTCCTGCGTGCCTTCCAGCCCATCGGGCAGCACGTTATCCCCCGTGTATGTCTGCATTGGGTGGGGCGATCGCATCGGCTCCAATGGGTCACGAAGCACCACCGACACTTCATCATCTGAAAACGCCAGGCGTGCCACTGTGCCCACCACTTGCGGGACGCCGTTAAAGGCCAGAATCATTTCACGGCCATCGACGGCGTAGTCAGCGAGGTAATCCAGCCCGCCATCAGTGTTGATCAGCGTCGTCTCGCCATAGCCGCTACGGCTTTGCTGTAGCAGTTGCCCCGCGTAGAGGCCCGCCTCATAAAGCCCTGGCTGCTGGATACGAGGATCATAGAAGTTGTCTTCTGCATCCAGATAACGGCCCAGGCTAAAGCGAAGCGTTTGGGGCTGGTTCTCTTCATCGCGGGCTTGCAGTGTGAGCGTCCAGGTCATCGTTTCGCCGCCTCAAGTCGCTTGTCATCTTCCAGCTTTTTCAGCATTTTGTTGCCGCGCTCGATAGCACCGATCTGGCCCGTGGCCGCTGCGCCGCGTTGGTTATTTGCTGCTGCCAGGTGTTTATTGCTTTCACGCTGTAGCTGGGCGTTATCGCGGCGTAGCTCGGCGACTTCCCGCTTTAGGTCGCGCAGGGTTTCAAGCACGTCATTATTGCCTAGCAGGGGAAAGCTCGGCAGGTCAAAGCCTAGCCGCGCCTGCATCCCGTATTTGCCGTTGCTCATACGCTCTACAGGCAGGATCATTTCAGGCCCGGCTTCCCCCATTTCACCGATATTGAAGCGTGTTGAGGTGTCAATGACTCGGCCCGATTCAAAGATGCCGCCGTTGGCAAATCGGGAAAGCTTGGCACGCTCTTCATTAGCACGAGTTTGGTTGCGATACATGGCGGCATATTCGCGCCCATAGAGATATTCTAAGGAATCACGACCAAACACTTTGTTGAGATGGCTTATCATTTCTTGCCACTCGGCGTTTGAAAACACCCCATCGCTCATGCGGTTATCAATTAGGCGTGTGATATTCCCAGCATCACGTGGATCTAAGCGAGCAGCTAAAGCACCTGACTGCCGCTCTGCGTTTGCAGCAGCGGATTCAAAACCGCTAATGGCACGCTCAGTTTCAATTCTTTGCCGAGCGGCTTTTTCAGCTGCTGCACGCTCTTTTTCGATGCGCACGATATCGGCCTGAGCCACCCCTAAAGCATTAATAGAGTCGCGCAGGCTGACCATGGTGGAGTTCAAGCCTACAAACTGGTCGGTGGAACGTGCCATTTCACTGACTAATCCGTTTAGCTCACTTAGCTGGTCGCGCGCCTGTTTTTCCAGGCTGTCGGTATTTAGTTCGGTGCCTTGGCTGGTACGGTTCAGTGCTTCCAGGCGCGAGATCGTGCCGGAGCCATCCTTATCGAGCTGCCGGAAAATTCGCTTTAACTCATCGTCTGAGGCGAGGCCCTGGAATGCGCCATAAAACTCGTTCCAGTCGATCAAGCCGTCGAGGTTCGCGTCTAGCGAATCGAACATGGGCTTCAGCGTAGAGCCGATACCGCCTGCAAGGCCGGTCAGGCGCAGGTTGGCTAGCTCTTGCTTGGTAATGATGCCATCGCCGTTGGCATCGACCTGGCGGATCAGGCGGCTGATTTCCGCGTCGCTGGCGATCGGTGATAGCGCGGCTCTGACCTGTGAAACGGTGAGCTGGTTGGTGTCTAGCCGGGTTAGCTCGCGGCTTAACTCAAACGCCAGGCGTTCATCGGTGGGCATGGCTGAGATGACGACCGATTGAAGGGCGTCGCGGATCTCGCCAGCCAGGAACTCCTCAGCCGTGATCGACTCTGGCAGCGCTCGAATAGCATCATAAACATCCTGCTGGATGCGCTGGCCAGCGAGGGAACTGGCGTTGTAATCGCGGTTGGCGTCGAGCACCTGCTGTGCATACTGAGTAATGTTCTGAAGCGCGTTGCGGTCGCCGTTTTCTGCAAGCACTAACTGGCGGGCGAGCTGCTCTTGCGCTGTGGCCAGGTTCATCTCCGGTGAACCGCTATTGGCTTGCTGCTGATCCAGCCAGTTGCCGATATTGGCTAGCTGTTGGTTGAGCTGGTCGCGCACGCGGGATAACTCCCGCTGGTAGTTGCGGGCCGCTGTGGTAGCGTTTTGCTGAACCGTCACTTCATCCTGCATCGCCCAAATGCGTTCACGCATGGGGCGTAGGGAATCATCGATCGTTGCAAGTTCGCGCTCACGCTCAAGGGCTAGCGCACCTTCAGAATCACCCATCAGGCTGAGCAGCTCTAACTGCATACCAAACTGCTGTTGATCAAACGTCTGCCAGGCGCGGCGGGCTTGCTGTTCGGCGGTGGCCAGCGCGGATTCAGCCTCTTGAAGCATCTGGTCAAAGCGTTGGCCAACACGTTCTAGGCCTCGTTCGATCTCGACCAGGGCAGGTGCCAGGTTCATCGCTTCGCTGTACAGCTCACGCCCGGAAGCCGTGGTGAGGTCGATGCTATCGACAAGATCCCGCAGGGCATCAGTGCTGTTGATCACTTGGCCCGTGCGGGCCGTAAACGCGCCAATCGCTTGAGCCGCTGCCGCCATGGCACGCTCTTGGCGCTCGGTTTCGGTGAGTACGTTTTGGTAATAGAAGTCGGCACGGGCGCTGAAGGCGTCGATGCCTCCGTCAAGGTCTGCCAGGTGGCTGGCGGCACTGCCACCGGCCATTGAGGCTGCCAGGGTAGAGCCGTGCAGCTGCTCTAAGATCGGGTTGAGTGTGCCCAGGGCGACGGCCAGACGCTCGACGGTTTCGATGGTGGTTTCACCGCCGAGGGCATACTGGCTAACGTCACCGACAGAGTGAATAGCCAGCGCGTTAAGCGTGTTGCTCAACCACTCTTGGATCTTCGCCTCAGCGTCTTCAGCACTCAGGCCTTTGGTATCGATCCGCGTTAGGCCGGTAGTGAAGCCAGCCAGCGCGGATGACTGAAAGCCCAGCACTTCGATAGTGGCGGCAAGCGACTGCTCGGTAGCGTCGTAGACTTCTTGTAAAGCGCCTGAAAACTCGCCATCCAGCGCGCTGGTTTGGGTGCGGCGACGGGAGCTGCGGAACAAGCCGCCTTTGCTGTGCTGCTCGCTAAACTGGTTGCCTGTGACATCACCACCCGACACGCCCAAGTTCACGCCTGAGCCGGTTTCATTCCACTTGCGGCCACCGAAAAGGCCACCCAAGGCAGAGCCCAAGCCAGACCCCAGCAGCGCGCCGATGGGGCCGCCGAGGTACGTGCCAGCCAAGCCGCCAACGGCTCCAAGTGTGTTGGATTGGCTGCCCTGGCCAAACAGTTGGCCACCCAGGTAGTTACCCGCGAAGCCCGCACCTAAGCCAGCCAAGCCCTGCATGCCGCTGAAGTTCTGCAGGCTGCCGCCCAGGTAGCCCGTGGCACCTGTGCCGCTTGTAGCAGCGTTAGCCCAACCGCCGCCGTAGGCCTGCGCGCCACCCGCACCGCCCCACTGAATGCCATTGAAGCCGCCTTGCACGGCGTTCCACATATTGCCTATGCTGCCAGGGTTTATGCCAAAGCCGCTGCTAGAATCAGCACCACCCACACCGCCAGCGGCAAAACCGAGCGATCCTGCAACCGCCACGGTTAAGCGCTGAGTGGTCAGCATGTGGGCGATTTCGGCTAGGGTCTGCTGGAAGCCACGTTTGACGGTATCCAGCGCGCTGCGGCTGCCATCGATAAAGCCCAACCAAAGGTCAACACCGGCATCGTCTACACGGCGAATGGCGTTTTCAGAGACGGTAGCCCAGGTGGAAACGTTAACGCTGATTTGATCGGCAGCTTCTTTTGCTGTCTCGCCGGTGTCCATGTGCGCCTGCTGTAACGCGCCCATCAATTGCAGATATTCACTAACGCCGATACGCCCCATGGCGAAGGCTAGGTTTAGGGTGTTTTGATCTTGGGCCAGTTGAACCACTTCGGCGCGGCCAGGGCGCATGCGGTTGCGTAACGCCTCAATGGCTGCCGCCTGGGCTTCGGTGGCTTTGGTGAGGGCTAGTGCAGCAGCGGCTGCTTCACGTGCGGCTTGGGTCGCTGCTTTGGTAGTTTGGGTAGATTTCGCAGCGGAAACCGTGATGTCATCAAGCGCTATTGCACCGGCACGATCTGCAGTAGTTGCGTTCTCTCGCTCAGCGCGGTTTTCACGAATAGCGGTTTGAATCCTGACTTGCTCTTCCCACAAACCGGCTAGGGATTGCGCCTGCTGGTCAATCGCGCCAGTGACGCTATCAGCCATTCCTTTATGCGAGTTTTCATAGAACGCCTGGCGAGTCTCAAGCTCGACCATTTGAGCCATTGCATCCTGCGCTTGCAGGGAAACAGCTTCTAACGCATTGATGAGATTGTCGTATGACGCATCTAAAGCCGCCGTCGTACCACTGCGTATAGCGGCTGTATTTTCTTCCAAGGCATTAGTGGTGTTCTGAGCTACTACATCGACCAGCCCCAGTTCTTCACGGAAGTAATAGATCGCTCCGGCAGCAATTACCGCAGCACCTGCAGGGCCACCGACTAGCGCAAGCGCACCAGTGGCCACACGAGTAGCGCCCGCCATGGCCGTCGCCGCTGCGGCTTGCCGGGTAGTGGCACCGGTGAGCAGATTGATAGCGCCAGTGGTGGTGGCCACAACAGCCGTTTTGGCAGCCAACGCCGCCTGGCTGGTAGCAATGGCACCCACGTAACGGCCAGCCAGCACCACGGCCACTGCGGTAGCAGCGAACTGGATGTTGTCGATGTTATTAAGCAGCGGATCAATCGATGCGGTCATCATGTCTGCCGCATTGATTATGATGCCTGCGACACCCTCCGATGTACCCATTGCCTGGTCTAGCTCGCCGACCAAGCGGCGGGCGGAGGTACCCATGCGCACAAAACCGTCTTCGATGGTCGCGGGCATCTCTCCGGCGCGGTCGCGCACGTCATCCAACGATCCGATCAGTGCGCTAGCAATCACATCGCCGGTAATCTTCCCCTCTGATGCCAGCCCACGCAGTTGGCTAACTGTCACGCCCAGCTGATTCGCCAACGCCTGGGCAACTTCACCCCCATTCGCCAGCACCGTCTGGAGTCCATCGGCTTGAAGTGTTCCAACGGCCATTGCGCGAGACAGGGCATTTTGTACAGACTCCGCTTGCTGCCCCCGTGTAGCGGTCAACACCAGCATATGATTGAGCGATTCAGTGTAGTCCGCCGCTTCATCGGCGGTTCGCCCCAGATCCCTCAATGCAGATACGTTACTGGCGTAGGTGCGTGCCGTCAGCTCCAGTGGCGCATACGATGCGTTAGCGATATCTGTGATACGGCGCATCATGTCGCCAGCCTCACTCATATCGCCGATGGCGGCACCGACCACCGATTGCATGTCTGACCAGCCATCGGTCATACCGACGACTTGGCGAACAGAAAACGCACCAAACGCTAAACCCGCCATTCTGCGTAGCGAGTTTAAATGGCCGGTGGTGGTTTGGGCTTGCTGCCCTGTTTGGGCTAAAGCCTGATTGGCTTCGCTGCCGCCGCGTGCAGCTTCGGTACCAAACGCACGGGCTTCGCGCTGGGTTTCACGTAGGTGTTCGGAGACAGTCGTTGCGCTACGGCCTGGTGCCGTTAGCGCCTCTTCGGCCTTGCGGCTTTCCCGCTCTGTGGTGACCGTAAAATCACGCACATCACCCTGGGCATCCTTTAAGGTGCCCGAAAGCTGGCGTCCATCGCCAGTAAGGGTAACGCTTAGCGTTAGATTGTTGTTCACAGTCGGGCCTTCTAACGTTAATGGCGGGGTTTGTTCATAACGCTGAGCGCGCCGTACTCGATGAGCTGCACCTGATCCAGCCGCTCAAGTTGTTCTGCCGGGGGCAACTGATAAAGGCTGATTACGCTGATGATGGCCTTTACATCTAGTGCCTCGCGTTGGCCTTCCATGCCTTTGAATACCCACTGGCGGGAGCAGCGTTGGAAGGTCTGAACGGCCTCCCAGTTCTCCGGCAGTACGTCGAAGAGATCCGGTGCGGCTGCTTCTTCCTCTGCCTCTTCGGCCAGTTCCCCCGCCAACGTAATGCCAAGGGCAGAAAGGTCATCCTTGACCAAGTTGGGTTGGGCCTTTGCCTTTTCGGCCTCAGCCCAGGCCTTGCCAGCGTCGACTAGATTCGCCCACGGTTCTTTTTTGAAACTGACTCCTGGTAGGCGGTGATCAGCGCGGTGCTAGCGGCAGGGTCGTTTTTCAGGGCATGCAACAACTCTTCGCCTTCCAGTGGCTTGCCACCTTCGCCGGGTACTTCAATGCCTTGGGCACCCATAAGCACCTGATCAAGCAGCAGCGTGTCAGCAGGCATATTGCGAAGCTGGTCTTGCGGCATTGCCTTGAACGTGGCAGTGAACTTGCCGGTGTGTTCTTTGCCCGCTTCGTCGTAAACGGTGAGGGCAACGGGATACGGGTAGGTGCGGTTAGTGTTGAGCTTGAACACGGGTGTTTCTCCTGGTTAAAAACGGGTCGTTAAAGGCTGGTTAACCGCCACATATGCAACGGTTAAGGGGCTTCTTCTTCGGGAATGGGGTTACCCACAACGATCAATACTTCGTCATTGCCGTCGACGGGCTCCGGGCTGTAGTTGATGCTCAGCATCTGGATACCGTCTTGATCCGAGTAGGTCGGTGATTCGATGCCGACTTTCCGCATGCTGAGCTCGATGCGCTCTTGTGGCGTTTTGCCATGAACAAGCTTGAGCGCGCCGGTAGCGGCGTTTTGTGACATCTGGAAGTAATTCACCGTACCGACACCCGGATCTTCGATCCGCAGTTGGCCCGAAGGGGTGCGGCCAGTGATCTCGATATCGTTGGAACCAACAATTTTGTTGTGAACCACTTGGCCCGACATATCGAGTGAGAACTGGTCGAAGGGTACAGTGGCACCCATAAATTCAAGTGGCTCGGTATTGAGGGAGTTAACGGCCAACGCGGCACGCCACTGACTAAGTACGACGTTGGGCAATTCCTCTTGCGTCACTGGGCTGATCAATGCGCGGTAGGTGAAGCGGATCACCGGCATGTTTTCAGCGTTGACGGTAATGGCCGGGGTTCCCCGCGCACCACGCCCTTTATGCAAGTTGCCGTCTACATTGCAGAAGAACACGCCGCTGTCTTCGTCTTCTGATACCGGCGAATAGATCACGCGCTCGCCTTCCTCAATCACTTCACTCCAGCCACAGGCGCGCAGTAACTTGCCCCAAGGTGGCGGCGTGCCCAGCTTACCGCTGGTGTTCCATTCCAACTCAAAAACAGCTTCCACATGCTTCTCACCTGGTGCCTGTGGCGAGTTGCCGTAGTAAGGGCGCACAAAATTACGCGCGATGTTGCCGCCCGATAACGGCGTGACGGTAATCTCGCGCATCAAGATGCCATCCGTTGCCGATTCCGGCGTAGTGGTGCCATCGTTGTATTCGGATTCCAGAGCGAATCGCATCGCCCGGCGGTTCGTTTTCATACTCACGGGGAATTCTCCTTAAGTGGCCACCAGTATTCGGCGGTTAGCACATCGGCCCAGAAAAGGGCGTGACTTTGTAGGGCCATTAGCTGGCCGCGTTGCCATTTCACGGCGATGTCGCAACCGGGCGGCATCCAATTAATCAATGCAGTGAGGGCAGGCTCGCGCAGCCGTGTCAGTTCGTCGTCACCCGCTGTGGCCACTGGGCCTAGCGGTTGGTTACGGCGACGAATACCCGTGACCAACAACACCTCGGTTTTCACGCGATGCCGCGCCTGGTTGCTCATTGCGCCGTGGCTGACGGTTTCACGACCTAATACCAGCATCATGTTGGGTAGCTGCGAGTTGCTCTTGGCGGCTTCCACATCGGCGGCTAGCTGCACCACTGGGCCGCCCAAGGCGTTTAAGCGTTCCAACCACGGCGTGAGCGACAGCATTACTTAGCCTCTTTGCCTGTTGGCTCTTCAGTGGCCACAACCTTCACAGGCGGTGGCGCATGCTCCATCACCAGAGCGGTATCGGCTTTGATCGCCTTGTAGGCGCTGCCTTTATCGTCCAGGGTCAGGTACTTCCATTCGTTGGTGAAAATCGTGCCGCTGTTAGTGCGCTTGGCACCGGTGGCTTTCGTTTTCACCCGCACCTGTACGTCTTTGCGGGGTGCTGGCGGCGTTTTCTTCTCAGCCGTGGCTGCTTTAGTGGTTGGTTTGGCACTCATGGCCATCTCCTTTAGTAACCGCCGCCAGAAAACACACGGCGGCCTGAGTTCATTTGCACGCTGCCCGCGCTGCTGGAGGCAGGGCCGGTTGAGATACCCAACTTGACCTCACCACGCGAGACTGAGCGCAGGAACTTCACCGCGTCGTCATAGCGCTTTTGCACCTGGTCGCTGGCGTGTTCGTCGTAGAGCCGGTACCGGGCGATATCACACGCATTGGCAATCACGATGCGTGGCACCGGCGACAGCGGCACGGGGTAGCCCGCTGCACTCACATAGCCGTCGATCTCGCCGCTGGCGTCGTCGCATGCGCGCTCGACAACAGCGGTATCGATAGCCGTGCCCGTTTCATCGCGGGCGATCGCGAGCAGCTCGGCTTCGCCAAAACGTTCGACTAGGTCGGCTTGCGTGCAGTAGGGCATGGGTTAAGCCTCCGTTAGTCAGCCTTACGCAGCGCTAGGCAGCCAAGGGTTCATAATGAGCTGTGAGGTGTTGGCCCATTCGTTGGTCGCGCCCGCTTCGTTCATGGCGTTGGTGAGCACACGCCGTGCCGGGCCTTCCATATTGCTGGGTACCATCGTGTGGCTGTGGCGCAACGCCAATGGGCGGTCATGGTCGCCTTTCAGCTCCTGGAGCTTCTTGCGAGCTAGCTCATAGTTCGCTGCGTTGAAGGGTTGGTTAGAACGAACGACCAGTTGCCATAGGCCTGCACCGGCATTCACACGGGCATCCACGCCCATGATGAAGTTGTCGGTCATGAAGACTTGAGAGTCATCCAGGTTGGTCAGGGCGCGGAAGTCATAGTCACGGCGCTTCTGGAAGACCATCGGCTTGATGGCGCGGGTGAGATCCATGACATACCAGGCAGCGCCATTGCCGCCCATGTCGTTGGAAACGCCGATTTCCTTGTTCTTGGCATCTAACACCGGGTGGTCATTGGCAAACAGGCGCTTGCCGTCGTAGCAGATGGGGTTAGCGGCTAACACCTCAACAGCGATTTCGTTGGGGTGCTCACGGCTGGAACGGCCAAACTCCTGGTACACCGGTGCATACAGGCCGTAGGTGTCGTCTTCAATGCTGTCGCGGGGTACGCCTGCGGTTAGCTCGAACTTGCGGTTCTTGATAGAGAAGTCCGCACCTTCCAGGCCGTGAATAACACGGTCGCCGAGCCATTCACGCATACGCGGCAAGGCTTTCAGCCATGGGTACACTTCCACGGCTGTGGTACTGGTGACAATGGTGCAGAACTGTTCATGCACGCTGCCCGCATCGCCGACAGAGTTGAAGCCCTGCTGGAAGTTGGCCTTGTAGGCCTTGAACAGCGCGTTCAGGTTGGCGTTATTTAAATCCATGGTTGCTATCCTCTTGGGCCAAGCGGGCCGTTAATGGGGCGTTACAGGTAGACGCCGGAGGTGGGGTCGATCACGACCCACACACCAAAGTCGTCTACACCGTCGATGATTCCAGCGAGGGAGCGAGCCGCCTCGCCATCGGTTTTAGCGACGGTGTGGTCGTCTACCAGGTAGCAAGGCTTGCCAACATCAGCAGCGGTGATTTCGTCGGCATCGAGAGAGTTATCAAACGCAAAGCAGCCAAGTTTCACGTCTACATGTTGGTCGCCAGCATCGCCTGTGGTGTTGTCCTGGTAGTGCGTGGCCACACCGACGGCGACTAAGCCGGTAGCGGTTGTGCCAGCTGCCACAAAGCCACTGGCCGCCATGGCGACGATGCCACCGGCAAACACCACCGCCCCGGCGGCAAGCGCATGGTTACGGCTGGTGTTATGGCGATACGGTGTGTTGCGATTTTTGGTAAGTGCCACGGTGTCATCCTCTTGCATGTTGGGTTAGTGCAGCTGATTAGGCTGGGTTAGCGGCGCGGTACTGCTCAGCCGTTAGGCCCATGCCTTTACACACCGCCAGCTCTGCCTCGTTTAACTCGCCGTCTTTCGCTTGGGTGCTTTCAGGCGGCTTGCCTTGGGTCTGGGTGGATTTCAGTGCGGCGATGCTGGGTGCGCCTTCTAAATGCGCTTTACAAGCGGCAATGCCTTTTGTACGCAGCCAATCCGCCGTCTTCTGGCCGGGGATACGGCCATCGTCCAAACCTTCTTTGATCAATGTGTCCAGCTCGGCGGTTTCACTGCCTGCCTTGAGCGCGGCCAGTTGCTGTGTGGTTTCCTGGTATACGGCCATTGGCACGTAATCGGTCATGTCTGGAGCAGCGGTAGCGCTTGAGGCTTTAAGGGCCGCAACGGCTTCCGATGGCTTCACGTCGTCTTTGGCACCTAGTGCTGTGCGGAACGCGTCGGCATCTGCCTGTGCAGCCTTCAGCGCGGCAATGGCGGTGTCGATCTGTTCATCGGTTGCTTCAGCGGCCAAGCCAAGGGTTTGAATCAGTTGCTCACGTTTCACGGTGTCGATCTCCTGGGCGTCATCATTGACGTCGTGGGTAATCGCCATCCGAGCAGCGGCAAGCTGCGCCGCGCCCTCATCAATGGCGGGGGTGTTGGTTAACGCCAGGTGCAGTAGGTCTAACGGCACACCGTTGGCGTCGTAGGGAAATACGGGGGAGAGGTAGCGGTATTCATTGGCGTCGATCGCTGCGCTGGCGGCGGCTGTCCAGGCTATGGAGCCGTACAGGCCGTCTTCACGCCATTCAAGCGAGCGTGGGTCAAGCCAGCCGGATGCGGGTGCGGGCTTGCCATTCTTCTCGGCGTAAAGGGTTTGGTGTTCGTAGTCGAGGGCTATATCGGTACTGCGCCCAGCGGCCAAACGAATAATCGCTTGAGCGGCTTCGGCAGAGAGGTGCCAAGGGCCGTTGCCTTCAGCAGCCCCACGCGGTGCGTGAAAGGTGCCAGCAGGCATCAGGCGCGTTTTGTCGCTTGTGGTTTGCACGCTTAGGGCGCAAACAGCAACGCGGGGCTTGGAGTGAAGGCTGTGTGTAGTCATGCCCCCATGATCGGGGGCTTAAGGCGGGGCGTGGATTTAAAGCGCTTTAGGAGTTTTTTCTGATGAGGGGTGGAGAAAAGATCGCGTTGCTGTTACTAAATAGGCTGAGGTTATTACATAAGAAAACGGGGGGAATATGCGAGACAGGGAAGCAAATATACTCATACTATGCAAAACGTATCCGAGCCCTAGCGCTAGATATCAAGAAACATCCTGTGTAGCAGGAATGGAAGAAGACGGTACTTTGATTCGCCTTTTCCCGGTTCCCTTTCGCTTGATAAGCGGAGATCAGCAGTTTTCGAAATGGCAGTGGATATCGGCAAAGATTGAAAAAAGTCGTGATGATCATAGACCCGAGAGCCATAAATTGAAGGTAGGCTCGATTCAGCTTGGCGATTGCATACCCTCTGATGGTGACTGGAAGAATCGTCGCCATTATCTTGAGAAACTACCCGTTTTTGATAGCCCTGAAGACCTTGAGCTAGCACGTCAACGTGATGGCACAACTCTCGGATTGGTTCGAGTACAAAAAATTACTGACCTTACGCTTACCGAGCATAAAAATAAGGACTGGACTGAAGAAGAACGATCCAAGCTAGAACGAAGCCAACTTTCACTTCTAGATGATGAGCAAGGTGAAGTAAAAGTTCTGGAAAAAATACCTGTTGATTTTCATTATCATTATGAATGCCCAAAACCTTCAGACGCTGCTCCTTTCAAGCATAAAATCGTGGATTGGGAGATTGGCGCACTATATAGAAATCTTATCAGATCTCATGGTGAGGAAGGCTGGAAGTGTCCTTTCAAACATAAGCTACTTGAGGAACTACCAGCCAAAGATTTGATGTTTCTGATGGGCACCGTGCATCGGTTTCCTGGTCAGTGGCTAATTATCAGCTTGATCTACCCCCCTAAACAGCCACAGCAATCTCTTTTTTGATAGCCAAATGCTTCACATGGAGATCGGGATTTAGTTTTTTACCCGCCTCTGCCACGAACCTTCTGTGACAGAACATAACGTCTGCCTCAAAACATATCAGGCAGGCGTTAATTTCAGAGGCTTCGTCGGCCACATCGCGAACTACATCTGCTTGGGTCTCAATGTAAGCCCTGAAGTGCTTCGTATAGTTTGCCCAGTCACCGTCTTTCTTATATTGATCCCGTATAGGCTTGGGGCAGCCAAGAGCTTTGACGTGTTCGTAATCAATACCTGATGACTTGAGCTTTTCCGCAAAAGACGTTTTTGAAAAACCTTTCTTGCGTGATACGGGAAGCTGGCGAACGTCCACTACCTTGTTGACACCTGCGTGACGCAGCCCTTGTAGAAAGCTGTCTATATCTAATCCTTCGTATCCTGCTGTGAATAGCGCCATCGTGTTACCTCAAAAAAAACTACAGTATATATAATAGTATCTTCCATGCTCCGGAGGTCTTCGTCCAATGAATCCCTTTCAAATCCCCTAAATTGGAAATCTAACGCGGGTCTAACGCGCCTATCTGTGAAAAGGCAGTGCAACGTAGCGGGTAGGGGCTTAGCGTCGCTTACAGGGCCACGTTAATGAAAAGGATTAGAGACTTAGATGATCGGCGAGGATGGCCAGCACTTCGTCTTCATCGTCATCTGATTGCCCGATAATTTCCCGCCCTGGTATGTCGCCCCATAGATGAGGGAACTCCGCCTTAGTACCGCCCCAATGCATCATGGGCGCGTAGACCATCAAGCTGCCCCATTCGACGCTATCGCTAGTGGCGGAATAGCTGAACTGTTTGGAAAGCTCATTGCTTTCGCCTTCCAGCACACGCCCATGGCCTTTGCGCTTTTCAGTGACGGGGGAGTTATCCTGCCAGGCACTGCCGTCCGGTGCTTCCTTATCTCTAAACCGCTGCTGGGTGCGGTTGATCATCTCTTCGCCGATGCTCTTCATCGGGGAGGTTAGGTCATCGCCTTTATTGAGCAGGTCTTGTATGGCGCGCTCGACGGCCTCAGAACTAACGTTGATGGTACCCATGAAACTCTCCTATACTGTTAGCGCCTGTCCTCGGTATGGCTACCGACCCCTTCGCTGTCACGATTGCAGCGTTGATGAGGGCTAGCATGGGTGCCTCCTATGCGACAGGCTTAACCTCGCTTTACCTCCTTACTTATCTCAAGCGCTCCGCTCCTGGCGGTGGCTGATCTGTGCGGCTCTTAAACAGTGTCAAAAAGTAGTTCTTCTTACCGTCTTCGGTGCGCTTGAGCGCGGCGCGGTAGGTGACGCCTTCAATGATCAGGTAGATCAAGCGGCCTGGGTCGTTGGGCATCCTATACACCTCGCCATCGTCAAGCAGCTGCTGCACACGGCGGTAGTCGTTGATACCGATCTCCGGGTGGCGTTCACGGTGGGCGCTCAGGCTCTGCTGTGACAGCAGCACTACTGGCGAATCTGCCCCTAACACCTGGCGTTCTACGGGCGGTACCACCGCCACAGGATATTCACCGCGCATTTCACCATTCCAAAAGCGGTTGAATAACGGCGCTTCGACTAATTGCGCGACGTTCTCTCTAGCGATCGTTGCGTCAACGCTGTCCAGCCGGTTCAAGCGCGCAGCGATCGCACGCTCGGTCGCGGTTTGCCCTGGTGCATAATCCCAGCCGGGTTGCACGCCGTTTGGCACTGTATCGACTTCGCCGGTGGTGTTATCCACGTGCTCATAGGTGCCGTCATTCGGTGGTGTGTCCGGCGCGTCTTTGCCCAGGCGGCGCAGGCCGCGCTCGTTTAATGTTTCGACACCGCAGTTACAGCCAAAGCCGTTGGGTGGGTAGTGCGCCTGCCACCATGGGTCATCGGCACGCAGCACCAGGCTGTTCCAGCGCTGGTGCTGCTGGCGTGGGTTCTCGATGGTGTTGTGTACGTAACGCCAGTAAGGGCGCAAGCGCATCATGTCGGGGTCGGTCATCTGGGCCCAGCGACCAGCGGCGTAACTGGTATCTAAATTGGTCTTGTAGATAAGACGGGTACGCCAGGCGCGGCCCGTTTTACTGCCTTCGCCTGTCCAGCCCGTCCAACCTCGCTTCGATACGATCTCTTCAAACTGCTTGCGGAACTCGCCAAGGCTCTGGCCGTTGCTGATTGCGTTGTCCACCGCGCCGCGAAGATCCGCGAGTAGATCCGCCTTAGTGGCACCGGCCACCACAAAAGCGGCGTCGTTTTGGTCGCGGGTGATTTGGCCGCTGCGGGTCGTGGGCAGGTTCAGCTTGTTACGAAAGAACGTGACCTGCTCTGGGAACGAGCGGTTGAACTGGGCACTAATCGGCATTGCCGATTTCCTCATCGACCGTGGCTCTGCCTGCCAATGCAGCGGCCTCAAAGGCGATGGCCATCACATCGGCCAGCTCCGATTCGTCCAGATCATCAAAGGCCGTGGCGATCATCTCTTGCAGCTGCTCTAGGCTTTCCGCTTGCTCTGTCAGCTGCTGCACCTGGTTAACCCATGCATTGATGATCGGCTGCGCTTGGTCATCGAGCTTGTCTAGGGTGGCGTCACGGTAATAGCTAGGCTGCCCTGGTTGCGTGGGAGCCTGGCGCAATGCGGCTAGCGGCTGCTGTGAGTGTGCCAAACGCAGCGCACCAAACGGGTTTGGCGCTGCCTTTGGCATCAGCACCTCTTCGTTTTCCTGCGCTTTGGGGATGCCGCTTTTCTCATGCAGCCACCACAGCGGGATCTTCGCGCCCATGTCCACAAAGATGGGCAGTGACTTCGATAGGCGTTCGAGGTCTTCAGTTTCGCCCGTATCTAAATAGAACCTTGGGGCGCGCTGGGGCTTATCGATGCCGAAGTTGAGCGCGGCCATTGGCCATAGGATGCTCTTACGAATGCTGCCTGCGTATTGCCGTACATCGGAGCGAATCAAGCTGGTTTGCCCACGCTCATGCACGTTGCCCAGCGCGTTGGTGTTCGTGCCTTCGCCGGTGCCGCTGGTGAGCGTGCCTCCTAGAATCGCCTTGGCCTTGGCACGTTCGCACCAATCCATCATCGTTTTATAAATATCGGCAGAGCTGCCTTTACCCGCTGCCTCGGTGAAGTCGATGGCCATGCCTTCCGGGATTATCCCGGCGGCGTTCTGGCCTAGGGTAACCACGGCGCGCAGTAGCGTGGCTTTCTCTTTTTCGGTGGCGTTCTTCGGGTACTTACCGATGCGGGCCGGTAGGCCGTAGATTTCCAGCAACTGCGCCAGATCGCCCAGGGCGTAGTTCTGGAATAGGTAGGGCCACGCCAACATCCGGTGTAAACCCATGCGGGCCACGTAGCCACTCTTTGCGCGGTGGCGGTGCTGCACCCATCCCAGCGGCCACAATTCATCACCGGTGGCAGTATGGTCGCGTAGGGTGATGCAGTTCTGGTCATCCGGGTGTAAGCGGAACCATGAGTGGGGGCGGTGTGTGGGCTGCTCAACATAGCGCAGCGCACCATCGCGGCTCCAAGTTAACTCAAGGTTGGCATAGCCGTGGCCGATGCCGGTACCCAAGTCTAATATTAGGTCTTCGACTTCCATCGCGCTGAACACTTCAATGGCGTGTTCTGTTGCGCGCTTTTCCACGGCGCTGGCACCGTCAGGCGGCACGATCTGCCACTCCAGCTCGGCGGCTAGCTGGCGACGTTTGCCAAGGTCGGCCCCGATCTGAGCATCCTTTTCTTCCATGTCATCGAACAGCTCGCTTTGCGCTTTCAGGTCGCCTTGCTCGGCGGCTTCCAGTATCTGGTACAGGCGCGCAGGCGTTAGCCCCTTAGTGGGGTGATCGGCGAACTCGCGCTTTAGCTGCCCGATCCGGGCATCGTTGGTTTGTTCTTCCTCTAGCGCCTGGCTGCTTTCGCTGCCGAATAACCGCTTGATGAGTGCTTTAGGGCTTACCATGCGCCGCCTCCTATTCCAAAGCCTGTGGGTTCAATGTCGTCGCTGTCGCTGTCGTTGTCCTGGCGGCTGCCAGGCAGGGGCGCGGGGGTGAAGTCGATCTCAACGGCTTCCATCTCGGCGGCATGGTCTGCGAGAACACAGGCCATCGCACCATCGCCGTGGCGTTCGCCGCTGGTTTTGCCTTCCGGCAGGCGAGCGACACCACGCACCAATTTGAAGGCGCGGTGATCGTCTACCAGGTCATCGTCCTTAGGCAGTGTGATAGTGCCGTCTTCAAAGCGGGCCTTATAGCGGGGCATACGTTCGCGGTACCAGTTTTCGGTGGCCATCACTTGGTCAACGATTGAGCCCCATTTATCTGTGGCTGCCTCGCCCATGTAGGAGCCGTTACCTCGGCTGTCGATAGCGACGCCGCACAGGCGTGGTAGTGCGTCACCGATTGCAAACAACACTTGTTCCTGCTGCTTGAACGGAACGTTGTGCATTTCCATTAGGAACGGCACGGTGCGGTGTAAGGTCTCGCCGATCTCCATAGGGGCAATAACCGAAAGGTCTCCGCTCCGGGCAAAGTCTTGCCCCAGGGCGTGCTGGCGGCGCGGGTTGAGTGTGGCCAGTACCGGCTTGAGGTTATCGATGATCCAGTCGGCCATTTGAGCGGCACGTAATGGTTCTGGCATGGCGTTAAATTCCCGCGTGCCGTTAAAGCGCAGCACTGGGGCTGGGGCCATGCATGCCTCAATCATTACCCGCGTTAGGTAGCTGCCCCCGCCCTGGGCAGGAATGCAAAATAGCTCTTCGTCTTCGTTAGGCTTGTAGCGGTTAATGAGCTGCTGACGCCACTGCGCTTCGCCTTCGCGTGTCCACGTTACCCCCGTGACTTTACAGATACGCTTGTAGAAGCCGTCGGCCAGGGCATCATCCAGATCGACACGGTGCAGGCTGTAGTCGTACTTGCCAGCACGAATGTCAGTGACCAGCTCATTGAACGGGTTTTCTTCACCGTTGTGGGTGCTGATGATGCGGATCTGGCCGCCCCAAATGGTCATGGCCATCGCGGCTTTCAGCAGTTCTTCGATGTCATCCACGAAGGCCGCTTCGTCAATCACCAGGCGTTCGCCGGGTCGGCCTTTACTGCGTAGGTTGCGGGGGTTTGAGGTAAAGGCCTGGATCTGATTGCCACTGTCGAACTTGATGGTGTAACTGAGGATCTGCTTGTCTTCCGCTTCAATCACCGACTCTTCGATCTGGCTGGCAGCCGCTTGGTAGGCTTTGGCCCAACCGGCACAATCCTGAATAAAGCCTTGGGTCATCTCTTTGTTGTAGGAGATGTAGTAGACGTTCGCGCCTGCACTGGATGCCGCATAAAGCACATCGTCCGCCGCTTCGCCGTATGAAAGACCGATACGGCGGGATTTCTCAATCACCTTGACGGGCGAGTTGTCGTTTACCCAGCGCTGCTGGTAGGGCAGCAGTACGCTTTGATCGATAGCTGCACTCACGACATACCCTCTAGGATTGCTGCACGTAACGCCGCCACCCCTGCATTGGAAAGCCCCTGGGCGCGACCTGCTGTTTCGGCTTTTTCTGCCGCTTCTTTAGCCACTTCCACGCGCAGTTCTTTAGCCCATTTCTTTTGGCTCAAGGAAACGCGGCCAATATCGGCCAGGGCTTTGGTCACGCTGGAAAGGTGCTTCGCTGCCACATCAGGTTCATGCTCGGCTTTACGCATCGCGATGGAGATACGCAGTAGCTGGTCTTGCACGATCCTGGCGGTTGCGTCGATCAAGTGGCCGCTTTCGTCTTCGCCTTCGCTCGCCATGGCTCGGGCTAGCTCTGTGGTTTTACGCACGTCGCCCATCGCTTCCTCGAACTCTTCCTGCAAGTCCTGGCCATAGCGATGCACGCTCGACTTGGAAACGTTATAACCGCGCTCGCTGAGCCAACCGGCTAACGCTTCGTAACCCTGAAAGCCACTGCTCACGAGCCGCTCGTTTAGCTGTTCGCGTACCTCTTGGGGTAGGTCGAATACCTTATTGCGAGGCGGCATGATCAAACCCCTGGGCGTGGTTTAGCGACGCCTGGTACGTTAGCGAGGCCTTGGGCACAGTCAGCCCCGCGAGAGGTTAAGGTGGCCACCCAGCCCACACGTGGTTGCTGGGTAATCACCAGGCCTTGCTCTTCAAGCCAAGCGAGATCACCGTGCAGCTTGTCGCGGCTGATGTGATGGGCATACGAACCTTTCAGCTCATCATTGAGTGAGTACTCATTCGTGGTGAACTGGTTGCGGCGCGAGAGAATCCGCAGGATTCCCAGGCGACGGCCCTCGGTTTCAAAGTCTTGGTAGCTCATTTATCGGTTCCCCTTTTCCGTCAGCAGGTATTCATGCAAGCGGTTGAGTAGTGCATTACTGGCGTGTACCTGCATTGCCAGTTCACCCACTGAGCGGTTCATACCCGCCATTTCGCCCCGTAGTTTTTCTATCTCGCTGTAGCCTGGACGGTTTTCCAGCGTTTGTTCTATGCGTGACACGTGGCGATCTACCTCATCTAACCGGATATGCACATCACGGATGGCAGTACTGGTGGCGCGGTTGCGGGTGGTCCACCACACGTAAACACCCACCGCTAGGAGGAAGCCATTCTTGAGCAGCTCGAAAATAAAGCGGGCATCCCATAAGTTTGTAATTTCCATGTTCCCCTCAGTCTTCGTCTTCTTCTTCGGTGCTGGCCACGCACTTGTCGGCGTGTTCGCGAACGCGGGAAAGCTTGAGCCAGCCACGCGTTGCCCAGTGGTGTAGATCGGTGATGTAGAGCGCGACGTCCTCCTGGGTGTAGTCACCCATCGGGCGCAGCGGTTGGCGTTCTGGTGCGGTCATGCCAGCAGGGGCTGCGCACATGTAGAGATTGATGGCTGGAAGCGTTGGCAGTGGTTCACTTGGCTTCTGAGCGCAGCCCGTTAACGCCACCATGGCCAGCGCAGCTAACACAGCTAACTGGCTAGCGCGGCGTTCTGGCCAAACCACTAACGCCACCAGGGCAGCAATGCTCAGCAAGACATGGAAAGTGATCGTCATGGCAGGCGCTCCAAGGTATCGCGCAGCACTGGAGCTACATCACCATCGTCGCTGGCGGGTGAGCGCTGGATGCGTTGACGCAGGGCATCGTAGTCTTCTGCCTGCTCGGCGAGTTCTTCCTGAAGCGCTTGAATTGCGGCTTCGGCGTCTCGGTAACGTTGCTCGGCTTCGTCTAACTGGTCAGCGACCTCAGTGGCTTCCCGTAGCCATTCATCGCGCTGGTCTGTCATTTGCGATAGCGCTGAGCGTTCAAGCGCTAGTTCATTGGCGAGGTCTCTGGCCTGCCATGCCTTCCACGCAAAACCGATGGCCGCTGCGACAAATAAGATGGCGATTACACGCTGGAGCATGGCGCACCCCCTTGCCACCCAGCCCGTTCATAGCGCGGGGTGAGCGTTAACAAAATGTGCCTAACGTAGTGGCGGTTTTCTCGCAGGGCCCAGCCAGCGCGATTGGTGTACTTCTCAACGCTGTTAAACCAAACGCCGGGGTTATCCCCGGCGGCGCGTGCTAAGCGTTGGTCACGTTGCACCCAGCCCAAGCCGCCGTTATAGGCGGAAAGCGCGAAGGCCCAGCGTTGGCATTCATCCACGGCGCTGCTGAGCCGCTGCCAATGCCACTTGTTGTAGCGAGCCTGGGCGCGCATGGCCCACGTGGGGGAGTACGGCGCGGCGCGGCCAAGGTCGGGGTAGATCTCGGCCATCCATTGACTTGTGGCAGGCATAAACTGGCTAAGCCCTTGGGCCCCCACCGGCGAATTGACGTTGGAACGCCAGCCGCTTTCCTGGTGGATCTGCGCAGCGTGAAGGGAAACGCGGCCATTCATGCCCCATTCCTGCTGCACGATGCGCGTTAGCTCGCGTTGGTAGCTCTGCGCGGCGCTGGGTATTTGGGCGTGGGCTGGCTGGCAGGCTTCGAGCATTAGCAATGTGGCCAGCACCAGGCTCATGGCGATCCAGGTGCCGTATTCCCGCAGGTAGGCTTTAAAATCGTTCATCATGACCGTTCCTCCTGGAGCGCCGATTCCGCACGCTCGACCACATCTTTCAAGCGGTAGTAAGCGGCTAGCATCAGTGGGCCACCGGTGAGGGTGTCCATCACGGCCACTAGCCGTTCACCTTCCGCCAGCAGCTCAGCGGCAGTATCGGCACCCATGTCAGACTCCCAGGCCAAGGGCGAGGATAGCGGCACCGATAATCAAAGCGCGGCGAAGCATGAGCACTTCCCAGGAGGTGCGCTCGTTAGTGTCCAAATCAGGATTGAAGCGATCCGGGCGGGCGTAGGGGAATATCGAGCGGTCGATCCAGTAACCGAGATAGGCACCCCAGCAAAGCTTGGTCAGCGACCACAGCAGCACGCCCAGTTGGTGGGGGTGGAGCATCGCCACGATTAAGGTGGTGATGATGGCAAGGATCAACCAGGGGCCGATGCGGAGTTTGTCTAGGATGTTATGGCGAGTTTGGCGGTTCACGGTGGTGGCCTCAAAGCAGGGTGAGCGATATACGCAGGTGCAGTGAGGTTCAGACTAGAGGGGGCGGGTTAGGCGTCGGGAATCAAGCGGTTTAGGAGTTTTGAGTAGGCTAGAAAGCAAACAACCCGCCGTGGCGGGTTTGTTGGGTAGAGCTTATCAGTCAAACTCACTGAGTATGAAGCTCAGCCATCGTATTGATGTACTGCATATTTTCCATTAAGCGAGATACAGTGCCTTGATGTAATTCAAGTTCAACAGCGTCGGCGCTGCCATATGCATTGTCACCTTCACTATCTACTTTTTGGGTGAAGTTATTATAGAGCGCCATGTGGTTTTCCATGTGGCTGTAAAAGCGTTCGCATCGCTCACCGTATTCAAGCTGCACCTCAACACGGCACTGCCTTGCTAGGTCGGCTGCTACCTCTGTTGACACCTTGTACTGGGTAAACGTTACGGCTTCCTGCGCCATCGCTGTACTAGCGACTAATGCTAATGTAATTCCTGCCAATGCTTTCATATTGTTCCCCTAATTCTTTTGAGGCTAGCTTAGCCGTTTGCGTTGTCGCCGAAAAGGTCTGACTGCATTCTGGCGCGGGCAAGTTTGCGCTGCTCGCCGAGGATGCTATAGATCTGCGCTTCGGTCAGGTCGTAGTCTTCGACCAGTTGGGGGATGTTATCGCCGGTGTGGCGCTCCCATATTTCACGGTCTCGCAGGGCGCGATCTAGTTGGCGGCCCTGGGGTACGTAGAGGCTACGGCCACCGGCAAACGAGCTGATAGCACGCACAGCAGCAAAGGCGCGGCTACGGGCTACCTTGGGCTCATCACCGGCGCGAACATGGGCGTTCTCGACCACGGTAAGCATGTCGCTTAAACCCTGTGGCCACTTCTTTAGGATCTCAGGGTCGAGGTAGTCCAGGGCATCGGCGGGAATGCCGAATCCGAGATCTAGGTTGTCCTCATGCTTATGCGAGTTCATTGGGGTACCGTCCTTGCCGCTTGGCGTCGATGATCAACGCTTGAAGCAGCTTATGCAGTTGGCTGTCGTCGAGAAAATCAACACGGTCGACTTTGAACATGTGCTTAGCCATGCCATCGGCGTAGGCCCAGGTGCGGCCTGCTTCGGCCAGTAGCGCCTCGACCTTTTTCATTTCCGCTTGGCGGGTCGCTGGTGGGTTAGGTGCCTGACGGCCCGCTTTCTTGGCGGGCTTTGGCTGGAAACCTAGGCGGCGAAACTCAAACATCACACCGCCTACTGTCTTATTGGTGAGTTCTTTGGCACTGCTCACGCCCGCTGTGCGGGCGAGAATGGCGCGGTAGTCTTCGTCGCTTAGGCCCAGTTGGGCTTTAGCGATATGGATCTGGGCCAGCTTGCCTTTGCTGATCATGACGCTACCTCGCTGCTCACCAGCTCCATATCTGGGAAGTGCTTTTTCAGGTGGCTGATCAGCGTGCGGGGGCTGTTCCAGTAGGGGCTAACTTGCACTGTTCGCAGCGCCGTCATTTCGTCTGCCTGTTTCTTGCCGAACACTTTTTTCAGGCTGGGGTAACTCTTCAACTTACAGGCGCGGTAGCGGTGTGGGCGGTAGAAACGACCCTCTGGGTGTTCCGGGTGGCCATGTTCATCCACAGACATCCAAGCACCTTTTATCCAGCCATCAACGCCTACCCTTATCACTAATTTCTCTCCATCTAGCTGCTTTCGAAACGTCACTTTATGGCCTCCAGCGCGAATCGTTGCGCTGCCGAATACGCCCGAGAGCTGCTCTTCAAGTTGCTTCCATTTGTTCATGACGCCAACTCACCGATCTGGGCGTGACGGCTGCCGTTCACGCCTTGGTGGAAGCTGACTTTCTTGCCGTCCTGATAGCCCTGGTGAATGGCACCGTGGTCATGGCTGCGCATGCCCTTGGTGTTATCGCGACCAGCGATGTTTTCCAGGTCATTCCAGCGCTTGGCCTTGTAGGCTTCCACGATCGCGTTCTCAGCTTCAGTGCGTTGCTGGCGTGTCACCTGTTTAGCAACGGCGTTAAGCCATGCTTGCGCATAGAGATCACCACGGCGCACCTTGGTGGTTCGCTTTAGGCGCTTATTGAGGGTGGCTAAGTAGGCGGTGCGATCGCGCTTTAGCTGTCGGCCCAGCACTTCGAAGGCATAGCCCGCTACTTCGGCAGCACCATTTAAGCCGTAGAACTCAAACTGACCGTGCCAGCGCTCGCCGTCATACACCGGGCTGTAGACGATCTCGGCACCAAAAGCGCCCGCGACCATGTTTACCAACATGCCGATGTATTTCGGCGGTACGCGCCCTCCACTAGCCTTGCTGGTGTGGGTGCCTACATCGCTCATGGCCACGTCGTCAGTGGTGACGCCGTGAATGGCCATTAGCTTTTGCGCCTGGCGCAATGCGGCGGCGGCTTCATTGGCATTGCTCGACTTGGCAAGCCGTAGGCACTTTTTGATTTTGTCTAACGCTTTGCTATCCATTTCTCTCCCCTTGGCTGCTCATCAGTGCTGGGCCACCACGCCCAGCAGACGCCCCACGCGGGGGCGTTTCGCTTAATGAATGGTTGTTTTGATGGCTCCTTTGGCCTCTTCTAGAACCTCTTTAATGGCGAGCATTCCTAGTAGCGCTAGCCGTCCTGCCCGTTCAAGCTCGGGCGAGTCGGCACTTTCGCCGTTGAAGCCTGCATAAACCGTGAAACCGCCGGTGTCGTTAGGCTCGATCGTGATCATGGCCTTTGTGCTGGTTTTGGCTTGTTCGCTCATGCGGCACCCCGTAGGTAAGTAATGTGATAGCGGTACTGGATGCCCGACATCGGGTCAGCGGCGCGTAGGTAGTCGTTAACCACGTTGACCTTTGGGCCATACACCTGGCGCGCTACTGCCAAGGCCGCTTCGCGGTGGGTGGTACCCGTGGCACGCTTGCCGCGCAGGGTAGCGACAAAGCCGCCGATCGCAGGGCTGACGCGGATTGATGAAGCGTTGGTGACAGTGGTCATCTCACACCCCCGCGATATCTAGGCTAATGGGCTGGTACTGGTCGGTGCTGCCGACGCGCTCATAGATGCGGATGTAGCTTTTGGAACCGGTGACCTGCACGGCGTCGCTGATAGCATCCATGGCTTTCAGCCAGCGCTTGTCCTGGATATTCAGGCGGCGTAGGCCTAGTACTTGACCGGTGCGGATGTTGCCCGCTGTGTCCACGCGGAAGGCGTCTTGCACGATGGTGGCCACCTCTGGGCGGGCGTCTGTTGTCCAGTCGCGTAGGCAGTCTTCAATAAGGCCTTTGGCAGCCTGTAAGCGCTCATCAAAGGTGATGGTTTCGGAGATGGCGCGCTGCACCTTGTACTTGCCGCAGAAGCTGACCAGCTGCACGTTGCCTTTCTTGCCGCCGATCTGAATGTCGTACTCCTGTGCGGATGTCTCGACCAATGCGGCGATCTCGCTAAACACATCGGCCTTGAAGTCCTTGAGCTGGTCGCGAAGCTCAGTGGCGCGATCGACAATCGAGAGCACCAGTTCATCTCGCACTTGGTCGATGGGCTTGATCTGCGATTCGGGAATCAGACGGCCTTTGGCATCCATGCGGAAGCCTTCGGGTACTTGCTGGTTATCGGTTGCTGGGATGTTCATGTTCAGGTTCCTTTACGGGCTTGTTTGCGTTCAAAATTGGCGCTACCGCGATTCATTCCACGGTTATGGCGGTGGTGATTTAGTGGCTCGATAAACGCGCCGTTGCGCTGGCGGATAGCTTTGTTGTTACCCAAGCCCAGCAGGAACTCCTCCCACACGGCATATACACCGGGCAGCTCGAAAGTCTCTTCTTCTGTCTCTGGCTCGCTAGCGGGGGCAGCGGCTTGCTCAGCCAGGCCGGTATCCCAGCGTTGCCAGATGCGCAGCACGGCGGCTGCTTGCGCGGGTAGCAGTGGCTCAGGTTCCAACGCTAGGCGCTCGAACTGAACCGGGTTGATCAGGTACTGGGCTAAGTTGACGCCATGGCGGGCCATCCGTAGGGCGATGAAGCGATCGGCGTAGTGCTCAATGTGGGCGTCGCTGTAGGTTCTCATTGCTGGTCTCCCTGGCTGGCGGCACCTTTCAGCAGATCCGATAGGCGCTTGGGTGCGTTGGCTTGCTCAACGGCTTTGGCGTTTTGCCGTTGGCCCTTTTGGCCGCTGGCCACCGTGGCTTGGCGGTTTCTTAAGCGGTCGTGCTCGGCCAGTACGTCATCGGTAGAGCGCTCGCGCAGTGCCGCTGCTGGTGCGCGGTTTGCGGGCTGTTTGGCACCGTTGCGTGCCTGTTCTTCGCGCTGCTTTTCCACCTCACCGGCGTGGCGGTCGGCGCAGTTGGCGACAACTTCATAGAGATAACCGTGACCGCTTAGCGGTAGGTTGCTGGGTGGGCGTTCCAGCAGTTGATCCAGCGCCATGACCCACACCTTTAAAGGCGCTTCACGCGTCACGCCTTTGCGCTCAATCACACCGCTGGTGATGGTCTCTTTCAGCTCAGTCAGCAGGCGGGCACTTTTAGCGCTGGCTAACGACCGTGAGGCAGGCCGGAACATGCCGAGATAACGCACGATGCGTGAGCTGAGCAGCGCGGGCATTTCCAAGGCAGCGGCTAGCGCCAGGTTATGTTCGCCCTGGGTGACGAAGGCGGCCATGTCGCCGGTCATGCCGCATTCCGGGCAGGTGGCTTTAAGGGTCATTGGTCTTCTCCCTGTTGGCGGTCGGGGTTGTGCGGGCATGACTGGCAGTGGCGCCACATACGCATGGCCATGGGGTTGTGGGTAGGCGCTGGGCGAGCGCGGTATTCACGGCACTGTTCAACGCTGATCGTGAGTTGCTGCGCTGGGCACTTGAGGCCATCCAGGGCCAGCAGTACCTTCTTTTCGATACTGTCGGTGGAGGGGCTCGGGTAGCGGTTCGCCAGTGCCAAAGAGACCGCGCTACGCGAGACGCCGATGCGCTCACCCGCCATCTTGCGATTGGTGGCGCGTACTTCATCGGCTAGCAGCGAAATCCAGCGGGGCGGCTCTTCACCCCAGTTGGTGATATCGACGGTACGGGTACGACGAATGCTCTTGTTTAAGGGCGTATTCATGGCTCACCCCCTTCGGTTTTAGTGATGCGGGAATAGACGACTTCGCCGGTGTTGGGGTCGTAGAGCTGTTTGGTGCGCTGGATCATTGGCGCACGGGGCCCCGTCCAGCGGCTGGAAACCAAGCGGTAGCGAGTCAACACGCCCGGCGATCCAGGACGAATAATGTCGATGTACCCGGCAGCGGCCAGAAAGCGCAGGTATTCGTTGGTGGTGGTTTCGGCGATCTCTACCGTGGGCGTGCTGGCGGCGTCGGCCAGCTCGCGGGCGGTGCAGTCACCAATGATTTTGAGCGTGCGCCAGATCTGTTCACGACCTAATCCACCTGTCGGGGTACTGCCATCTTTGCGCACACGCGGGGCTTCGACGCCTACGTCTCGGATCAGCGTGAGGTTGATGGTTTGCGCCGGTCTGTAGGGGCCAGGGGCGCGCACTATGTAACCAGCTTTTTCCAAGCCAGTGAGGTAATCACGCACCCGGCTTTTGGGCGTTGTGACGGTCATACCTGCCCAAACGCCATCAACCGTAATGGGCTGGCCATCAGTATGAATCGCCCGAAGGGTTTCCCACATTGCCTGGCGGTCGCCTTTGGGGCCCTGGGCGTTGAGTTGAGGTTTGCGTTTTGCCATGCCTTAGCCCCTCCGTGCCGGTGGTTGGCCGGTATGGATCTCGCGCTCGCCCCATTCGCGAAGGCCTACCATCTGCCAGCCGTTGGCGGTGGCCTCGCTATGGATCTGGTAGAGGTTGACGGCGACGCGGCGTAGGCAGCCTTTAACGCGGTCGTTTACCGTTTCAAGCAGGTCATCTTCGATCTCAATATCGGGATAGCTCTTATCAGCCAGGGCGCGCACGTCATCCAGGCTGGCGGCTTGGGCGGGCACCCATTCCAGTACGCGGTTATGCAGTCGTTCTAGGCGGGCCATTGAGGCAGGAACGCGCTCTTCACCGATCAGAATCAAGGTACCCTGGCTGGCGTTATAAATGTCGGTGAGGACGTTGGCGGCGGCTTTGTCGATCACGTACTGGACGTCATCGACAATTAGCGGGCGGCCTGAGCGGGAGAGCTGCTCGGCGATCTGGTCGACCATTTCGCTAAGCGTTTTCATGGGGATGATGCCCATCTCGCGCAGTACGGCGACTACGAATGCTTTCTTTGTCCAGCTCTCACGGCACTCGACGTAGTAGGCGCGGTGTAGGTTGGCGGCATAGGCGGCAGCCAAGCTTTTGCCGTAGCCGCTGGGGCCGTACATGACCACCAAGCCAGGCAGCTCCGGCGGGCGGTTAGCGGCGCTTTCAACGGCAGCGGCGAGTAGCCCGACGTTAGTGAGTGGTACAATAGTGTTGACGCTCATAGTGCTTCCTTATCCAAGGTTGGGGTGTCGTGGGCCGTGGTCTAGACGGCCCGTCGGTTGCGGGCGGGTGACAGCCCGTCCGCATCCATTACTTTCGCGATAGCGCGAAAATCGTTGTGATGCTGGTAGCGTTCGTACCAGTCGCGTGCCGCTTCCGGCACTTCCTCTGCCTGCTGAAGTTGGGCATCCAGCTTTTTCCAAAGCCGATAACGCTCCATCTTGTTGTGGGGTATCTGAAAGCGTGTGCCTTGATCCGCCAATTGCTTGGCGTAGGCGCGGCCTGCGGCTGCCTGCTTTTCGTCTGAATAGCTGGCGGCGGGGGTAATCGCGCGGATCTCGACATCGCTGCCGGTAATGGTTTTGGCTTTTTGTGCCAAGCGATTGAGCTGGCCTTTTTCGCGTTTTTCGGCGGCGCGCTGAATCATCGTTGCAGGCATTGCGGGGGTGGCATTGCCGTCGAGAATGGCGTCGCCAAGGTGCTCGCCATCCAGGGTGTAAACGCCGACGCTGCCGGTGTCGCGGTAGTCCCAGGCCACGCGGATCTCTTCGCCGTGCATGTCGCGCAGCGCATCCAGGAAGTAGAGGCCGCCGTTGATGCGTACTTCGCCACGGTTGGTTTTGCGCACTTCCTGCGGGCGCATTAGCGAGGCGACCACATCGCTAGGTGCGGTTAGCGCTTCAAAGCCTTCCGCTTCGGCGCTCTTCCAGGCTTCCATCGGGCTTTGGTTGCGCAGCCTGCCGGTGTCTAAGTCGCGTACTTTGGAAAGGCCTTTATGTGGGCGGTGGTTATAGACGTTTAGCGCCTCGTTTAAAGAATCAAAGAACTCCTGAAACGTGGGTATTAGTGCAGGCTTTAACCCTTTTTTAATATCGCGGCGGCTTAACTTGTGCGCCTTGGTAGACGCTTCTTTATCCATATCCGCACCGATATAGCTGTCCATGGTTTTAGCCAGCTTTACCAAGGTGCTTTGGTGGGCGCGCTCAATCACGCCGCGTGCCTGTGAGTTATAAGGCAGCGAGTGGGTAATGGTGCCGCCAAGGCGGTCGACCACTTCATAAACAGTGGCGTTGTCAAAACCGCTGCCGTTATCGACATAAAACAGATTGAACATGCCCACGCGGCTAACGGCATCGCGCAACGCATCCAGCGTGGCCACGGTGGACTCTGCAAGGTTGAGGGCGAAGCCAACGATCCGGCGCGTTGCCCAGTCGATAATCAGCGTGACTTCGGGCCGGAAGGCTTGGCCGGTGAGCGGGTTGATCACTTCGGCGTCAAAGGTGTGGCCATCCGCGACCCACACATCGTTCGGCCATAGCTCCGCACTGGTGCGGCGCTTGAAGGGCTGAAGTGCTTTTAGCTCATGGGCACCCATGCGGCCACGCTCACGCGCTTCCGGTGAGAGCTTGGCAAGCCAGCGGCGCACCTGGTGTATAGAGGGGTGCGGCGGCTGGGTCTGTTCGACTAGCAATTGGTAAGCAGCTTCGACCGATGGTTTCTGCGGCTTTTGGTAGCGCTTAAGAAAATCACCGGCCCAGGCAGGCATGCTCATATCCGCTTGGCGGCGTTTGGGGGCTAGGCCGCGTTCGCCGTGCTTGCGGAAGTCAGCGATCCAGCGCTTTAACGTGCGCTCGCTTAGATTGCGGGTTTCCGTTTTACGGTCATTGGCCATTACCACGCGCTGTTTTAAATATGGCGTTAGATCGTCAGCCTGTGCGTGAGCAACTAACGTTTCGATAGCGCGCTGCTGGCTGACCATTTTGCTCATGCGTTCGATCTCGCGAACGAAGGCCACACGAGCGGTCATCACTTGACGCTGGGCATCGGTCAGTTGCTGCTGGCCTGGGCGCTGCTCTTCTGGCTGCGGCGCTAGGGTGCTAACAGGCGTTGGCGCGGCGTTATCTGCCTGTGCCAAAAGCAATGCGTTTTGGGTTTCGGTGGGTAGAACGGCGAAGGCGTATTCAACGGCCTTGCTGCCTAGGCGCTGCTGGCCTTCCCAACCATGGCGTTTGGCATATTCACGCACATTGCGTTCTGTGCCGGGTAGCCCTGGTAGCCCGGCCAGTTCTTTGGCGGTGTACCAGTTCATTCCTCTTCTCCCATCAGCTTTTTCAGCTTGCGTAGATCTGCATTGACACGCTCTTGAATGCGGGAAAGTTTCCCGTATTCGGCAGCAAGGGCTTCACGGCCATAGGCGACGCGCCCGCCACGCAGGTGCACGATCCAGTCAGTAAAGACGTGGCTTTGGCAGACCTCTTCCAGCAGTGGAATGCGGTAGAAAGGGATGTTGTGATCGCAGCGTCCTGGCGAACTCCACGCATCCAGCATGTGCTTGGAGACGTCGTCACCCGAGAAACGGCTCATCTGCGCGGCGACTTCGTAACGATCAACGGGGCAATCCTTCAGCACGAGACCGACTAACTCGCTGACCTGGGCGGCGTAGTTGCCGCTGCCTGGCATAGGTACGACCGGCGCCGGTACCTCAAAGATGTCTAATGTTTGGGTATCTTTGACGCGTCGCATGGCTATGCTCCCTGTGCCATTTGACGATGCGCGATAGCGTTAGAACCGCTATCCTTGTCGCATAAACGGTTTTGCGCTTTTGCAGTTGGGAGTTTTTCTGCGCGGTTGGGGCGTTCGCGGCATGGTGTGCCGTCGTGGTTCCAGCGCTCTGGCCAAATAGCTTGTGGTGTGAAGCCAAGCTTTTTGGCGATAGCGCGCTCCATGCGTGGGTAAGGCGTGTACTTAACAAGCTGTACCGCGTTGCCGGTGACACCCAGCTCATCGCTTAACTTGCGCAAGCTGCATCCTTGGCTGCGGAGTTGGTATTTCAGCCACTCCCAGCGCTGGGAAGGATTGATAGGAATTTCGTGGTTCAT